ACCGATGAATGAAATCCGAAGCTGGACATCCCGGTTGCAGGTGCGCCCTTAGCCTTATCGGTACTACCAGTTCCAGCAGATGTTGGCGCTGTTGATCCTGGCGGTGGACTAGTCACTCCAGGACTAACAGTAACGTTCGTCCCTGGCGCAGATACAGTGCTGTTTGATACTGACCCGGCATTGTTGTTTGTTATCGATGCTTTGTTTCCACCAACTGTAGTATTGCTGGAACTACCCGCTACTGACGTGCTGCTATTATCCGTTGTAGACGTGGATGTTGAACCGGCCTTAGTTGTACTGGATTTCTTCTTGTAGTAGTTTGGCGAATTAGGATTGGTATCCTGATTGGCCACGTCGCCTTTCACTACATTAGGATCGCCGTTACTAATACCTACAGCACCAGTTAGCTTCGATTGCCACGACGAATTGGTCGGTGTTTTGGACGCCGGAAGTTTTGCATTAGCATTCTTGTCCTTGAAATCAGCATCAAGAGCTTTCAGCTTGGCTTGTGTAGCTGGATCGTTAATATCCGCGTGCTTCGTGTCGCCCGGCTTATTCTTGGTGGTGGCCAGATCTTTACCACCATCTTTGGCATTTGTTGCTTCGCTCTGATCAATCTTCTTGTTTAGGCCGAGCTTGTCCATTATCCAATCAATAATGGTCTTACCCTGGTCCTTAACGTAATTCCAACTAGCAGTAGCTGCTTGCTTGATGTTGTCCCAAGTCATTAGCTTCTTGATCGAATCAGCTAGACCAATGAATAACTGCGGGTCCATAATCATAGCTGCCAGTGTCGCTCCAAGAGCAGATAACCAGCCGCCACCCTTGTCTTTGTCCTTATCCTTCTTCCCTTTCTTCTCAGTATCCTTACGTATCTTTGATGGATCGTCCGCGTCTTCTGTACCACTCTTGTGCCCGTCAGGATTCGCTAGAAAATCCATCAACTGCTTATACAGAGTAGTCTGGTCAGTTGCAGCACCAGTGATTGCTGTCTCTGCATCCTTGGACATAGCAATAGACGTAGTGCTATTCTTGTTGTCTGTCGTTGATAACGTGGAGCTTTGAGTCTGTGTATTGGGTGTTACGTCAACAATGTTGCTGTTCCCTAGCTGGTGTTGCGGCTGGAATCCAACTAACGAACGGCCTCTCGAATGAAGATTATCATCAGCGTCAAGTACATCCCAATCATTGTGCTGTTGTATCTTCGGTTGACCTGAATGACTTAACCGTGGAACAGCCTGACTAGGATGATGTGTAGAAGATCCATGATGTTGCTTGGATTGATTGATCTTCTCAGCCAAGTCTCTAAGCGTAGCCTGAAATACTGAGGCTATGCTATCCAGCAAATCATCCTTACGTTCCTTCCACTGCTTGTTGTCACGGTTAGTTATTTCTTCGACAAGTAACTCTTGACTAGCTAGAACATCATCAACAGTAGGCAGATCCTTAGGCGGCAACAGACCGATTATGTCAGTTAGCTGCGTACCTAAGACGCGATGCATTTCATCGCTTTGTTCTAACATTTCTAATGATAGAACGTCGTGGATCTGTTCTACTAGATCAGGCGAAAACGTTGCCAATGCCTTGTTGAGTGCTACCTCATAAGCCGACAGCGTGTCGTTGTCTCGCTTGTCAAGAGCCTTATCATACTGCGTTTGAAACTTCTTAGCGCTTACTTCTGCTGCACTAACAGCTTGGTCGAATACTTGCTTCGCCAGTGCGTTTAAGCCAGCCAGTGCATTACTAACTGCCTGAATATCCGAAGACGAAGCATTACCCTTTGAGATGTTCTTCAAAGAGAGACCAGCTTTATGCTGGAGAGATTCCCACTTCTTCTTTTCTGCGTCACTGCTGAACTCAGCCATTCGTATCACCTTATAGCACTATCAACCACAATATACCATTCCTTGCTCGGCAGCTTTCTGGCGTTCTTCCCGCCGTTTTTGTGCGAACTCAGAATACTGTTGAAGCCTATAAATCGGCATCTCATCAGAAGGATCAAAGCCTAGTTCAGCAGCAATCAAAAAGTAACGATCTCGTACATCCGCGGGGTTAGTTAGTGGGAAGAAACGAGAACGCATCGAGGACAAGCTTACTGTCCTTCGATGCGCCACACCCTTTACATGTTACCTTCACGTTTTCGTTGACGCCATAATCCTTGACGGCTTTTTCGAAATCCTTGAGCAGTTGAACCTGATCAGATGTAGCTTCTTCTACTATTTTAACTCGATCATGTAGCGACAGCGGTATCGTCCTGTGTTGTATGTGTGACGCCATCTGTGCTAGGAAAGAGAACTCTGTCCGAGTTTCTTTGCTATCCATTTCAGGAGCATCCGCGAACTCAATAACATCTTTCATGGTTGGCGCACGGAAATACATCTGAGACGTATCACTGAAATGGAACACTTCTGGATCTGGTATAGCTTCTAGTTCTCTAACAGTTATATTAGACTGACGAATCAATTCAGCTATCTGCAATGAAGACTCGGGCAAGACTGCCTTTTCTATAGCTGCGAATTCTTCAATCGTCATCTTCTTTTCGATTACAAGTTGCTTGTATTCGTCAAGACGATAACCGTCTTCGACACGTTTCATATGATCAGGATTTTCACATTCAGTTCGATGGAAGTAATTCGATTTCGTGAACGCATTAAGACGCAACCAATACAACACAAAATAGAAATCTGGCAACGTCAGTTCAAAAGCTATTGCTGGATGTCCTGGCTCAGTGGTGTAGACAACCGAAGCTACAGCCTCTACCAACGGCAGCAATGACTGCTCACGATGCGCGCGTTGAAGTTTGGCTATATGCTTAGCCTTGAACGGCACTGCATACAGATCTTTGAAGCTGTAGAAGCCAAACCGCGATGGGAGGGCTAGACTAGTCCCTTCACTGTCTGAGATAGCGGCCGTAAATCCGGGCATCGTATTAGGAACACTGGGTACTTGCGATTGTTCCATTGGATATGATTGATGTGCAACTGGAGGCGGTTTGAATTGTGGAACAGCATGGTGGTCAGCAACACCGATTTGACTTGCCATTGAAGGCATCTCTTTTCGTTGAACCACACTTGGTAGTTCTCGTGGGCCAGTCGTTGATTGCGCTTGAACCGGCACAATGGGTATCGGCATTGCAGGGATAGCCGCATTGTTGTCCAGGACTGGCTGCATCATTGGCTTTTTATAAGTCGGCATTTGCTTCGATTCACGAAGCTTCTGTAGCTGTTCTTGCTTGGCCTTGGGAAATTCCATGGTTGTTGTTGAATGAATTACGGTATTGCTGCCGATTGTGTTTCCAGTCATTTGTTAGCTCCTGAGGGAAGGGTTACAGCAACGAACTGATACTGTCTGAGACCGAAGAGATCCCTTGTGATATACTCGGCAATGACAGGTTTTGTATGGCGTTTGAAGCCCCGCTTATTGCCTGAGTCAATAGGTTAGAACCTGCATTTGCTAAAACAGACGCAGTGATGTTCGGGCTTACACCCATAAGGTTAATGAACACATCGCCTACACTGAACGTTACGTGGTTCATGATACGTTCAGAGCTTGCGCTGTTCATGGCATAAGGCTCTATGGTCATAGGCCAGCACTCGGTGTATTGAACGATGGCTAGAATATTCTTGGTCACATCCAACAGATAAATATAGATGGATTGTTTGTAGTCTGAGGGTCGTCCCCAGCCACCAGCTGATTGACTAGCGGTTGCCGCGCTGAACGGAGCTAACAGAGTGTTGTTCCACGCTTGCAGATATTGGAATGATTGATTCTGTGAGTCGGCGTAGATTGCTAGACGCAGTGTATCAACGCTATATTTCTCAGGGTAGTTTCGATCACGACCCTCGCGGAATATAGCTTTCGAAGTGAACTGACGGAAAGGCATCGTTGCCTCTTCAACGTAGTACCACGGAAGCTGTGCGCTATTGGACGTTGATATAGCACCACCCATTGCCGAGGATAGTGCTCCGCTCACCAGTGACGACGCTAGACTACCCAATAAACCTTGAGCACTACTAGCGCTACTTGGGGTTTGAGTTGATCCTGGATTGATAACAGGCAACTGAGCGTACCAAGTGAACGACAGCATTGGATCAGAACGTGCCAGTGCTCCTGGCAGTGCATTCCCTGGATCAACTCCACCTATGCTACTAGTTGAGCTGAAGCTACCAGGGGACGATAGGTTTGCTGACGATGAAGAACTTCCTAGACCAGCTAGAAAAGAACTTCCGATGTTTGATGCTGCATTGGATATGGACGATACCGCACCGCTCACGTTACCAGCGAGGAGACTACCAACAGCACCATTCACGGAGGCTACAGCCGCATTCGCAGCACCAGAAAGCGCAGCAGTGGCCGCGTTTTGAGCAGCAGCCACGGCATTACTCAAACCTGAGGACACTAGTCCTACAGTATTAACGGTAAATTGTTGTTCGGCGTTTGATACAGCAGTCGCGAGGGAGGTCATAAATGGTGCGCGTCCAGTGAAAGAGGCACCAAGAGATCAGCTGACAGTTGAACCTCAAGAGTCAGCTAAACCCTTGGGTGGTGATTTAAACTCGGTGTTAAAAAGAAGGGAGACACGAGTACTCGCACTCGTTATTGAAGGCGATTTGCGCTTTTCAATGTCTCCCCAAAGACACACGCTAAGGGGCACCCTTCCCACGGACATGACCCTTCAGCGTGTATTCGAGTAGGTTACATTCATACAACATGCTATAAAATTGGTGACTAACCTTAGGTCCAAATCAGGATTAGCGCGGGATCGACCGGCTGATATCCATTCGGAGCCGGTCGCAACAGACTGATAGTATCAGGACTAATTCGTCCCTGAGGCGGCAGATAGTAGCCATCAGTCTGTGTGTCTTTCAAAACCTTCAGATCAATCTTCTTAATCTTCACGTACAAATCTCGTTGAACGACTAATCTAGAGTCGTCTGGATCCTCGGGCCAGTCTGGCTTGGTCTTGTATATAAGCCATTCCTTGGTCAGTGTCTTGGTAGGCACTCGACGCATCCCCAAAGAATCAAGTAGCTTGTCAGGCTTATCGTTATCGCAGACGATTACAACTTCGTCGTATCGACTCTTGCGTGCTACTTCTAGCAATACTAAGCAGTCACGTAGAAGCTGGCATTCAACTTGAGGAGTGTAGTCGTCGAATATAACTCCGAAATACTTCCGTCGTATGGGCTTTACCGCCTGATCCATGCTGTGCGTGTCCATATCTATACCTTCTTAGCAAGTTTATTAGCCTGCTCTTGGCTTATGGTGAACACACGATTAGGGTCATCCTTGAAGATCAAGCGGATATTCTTACCGTTGGAACTCGGTCGCACACCGAACTTCATTCCTTTCTCAACCAACACTTCTTTGCCACGGAAGTTCAGGGGAACTGGTTTGTTACCTTTATACGTGAACCAGTCGTACGTACCTTCCGGAAGTATCCGTGCTTGAATAACAGCAGGGGTGGACTGTATTAAGAAACTGTACATTATAGACCTCTATTTCGGAAGTGTGGTACGACCAAGTTTTTCTTGATTACGTTTCTTCAATTCTTCACGATAGTTTGGATCCTTGTCAGCTTTAGAAGAGATCTGCATTATCCGCTGGTTAGCTCGGTTACGGGCCGTAGCTTGAGCTATCGATGGTATGTGCTTAACCTTTCCAGTCTTTGTCAATGTCCACGTATCGCCGCTGTCACCAAAATCACGGGCCAATAACGGTTTACGATAACCACGTCGATATTCCAACGGTTCAGTAGTGAACTGAGTGTCAGCCCGTTTACGAAGTGCCGCATATTCCGAACCAACTTCTTCAGCATCTTCACCGCCCCGATGCCCACGACCGATTCCTTCATCACCGTCTTCAAACTCATCAGGTGCGTCATCTTCACCTTCGTGCGTCGTGTCCTTACCAGTGTATTTCGCAAGCTTCTTACGCAGTTCCTGGTCTTCGTCTAGGTCACGCAACAATGCATCAGGATCGATCTTAGCGGCAGCCATCCACATCTTCAATGGAATTGGAACGCCCTTATCTGACGCGTGATCCAGAAGCTCAGCCATGTTCTCTTCGCCCTTAGCTTCCAATTCTTTATGCCAATGAAGCTGCGGCATCTTCAAATTGTTGCGGTTAGTACGATTGAACAGGAAATCTACGATACGACCAGCCTTAGCCTTGTTACGCGGATCTTTGTACAGATCATTCGATACGGCGACCAAAGGAAATATCTTCGAGTAGAAGACACGATCGGTCATATCAGTACGGAAGCTGTTCATTGACTCAAGGAACGTGGAATAAGCGCTTTCAGCAGCAGCGTAACTAGCGTCGCCTGAAAGGAATGATTCTGATATACCCAAAGCACGAAGCTTGTAGGCCACCAGAATATCAGCCATGTCGGTCCACTTCCAGAAATCACCACCTGGACGTATGTCCTGTGCTTGAACACTGTTACGCGTTGATACCCAGCCACCCAAAGGATCGAACTCAGCGCTTTGGAACTCACGAACCAGAGTGTTAAGTTCTTCCCCGGTCGGTGTCCACAGATCATCACCGGCTGTTAGGTGAGTCATCGCCCGCTGGCGACGTTGAGCTTCTACCAGTGTCCCTCGAAACAGCGTCTTCTCGATAAGATACATCGGAAGTATGCGGTGCAAGAAGCTGGTGTAAGCTCGGTCGGTTGTAGTACGACGCGGGACGAACAGAGTAGTTACTGGGTCAAGCGTGAAGGCCCCGCTCTTCAACATGTCCACAAACTGAGTTGGCATCTGAGCTAAGTAACGTCGAACATAGTCCGACGAATTCGACATGAACTGTTGGGTTGCCTGCCCTACTCGCACATTGATTTCAGGATCAATGTTAAAGAATGGCGAAGGCATAACACTGCAGGACAACGCGTCATGAATCAGTGTGTCAATGAATTGCTTGCTCTTCGAATCGAACACCAATGAACCCGCAAAGAAGCCATCAGTCAGATGGGCTGTCGATATGAACGGCATCATTTGCTGAAGATTCAAACGTTCTAGAGTGTCGTTGAATGGTTGCAGTTCTTTCTCTTCCAAGCCACGTAGTTCCCACGTGGAGAATGGGAAATGAGCTTGAATATCAACTGCAGAACCAGCAGTGTTATCGTACAAATAGATGTCGCGATAGAACAGCGCCAAGGTAGATGTGTCGATAAGATGCGGATCACCGGGAATCAAACCAGTCATGTAATACTGATAGTTTGATTGCCAGAATCCATTGATGGACATTGAAGCTCCACCTTGTCCCGGACCAAACGAAGACAAGGCAGCATTAACTTGAGTCTTACGCGGTGCTGCTCGGGCAACCAGTGAACTATTACCGTTCTGCGGTGCTATGTTGAACGATTTACCGTTCACACCTAGAATCTTCTGTTTGGAAAACATGCTTTATCCTTCGCTATCGTTAATTACCGATGCGGTTATCTCTAAGGTGATTGTGACCGGTATCGATTTAGCGGTTGTTATTGCGTGGTCCAAGGCAATAGTCTCAAGCTCTGCAAGTAATTCTTCGCCCTGTTTAGCCCGTGGATTATCTACTTCATCAAAAATGAAGTCGACATCAGCAGCTTCGGTGCTAGCTTTTATCTCACCGCTATCTTCGTATATGTAGACGCGAACACGCATTTACGGCACCTTGACAGTTAGTTCGACCATGACTTTAACAGGCGGTGGTAAACGTTTGTCGTTGACATGAGCTAATGCGCATTCTTCAACCAACGTCCGTAGTTCGATTGTACGGCGGTCACCACCGTGACGGAGTTCCAACAAGCTGTCGGCACAATCAGCACGCAACTCACTAAAGCCTCGTTCATAATAAACTTCGACTTCTAGTTTCATTTAGCTATCCTTCGTTTTGCATAGCGGTTGTATTCTGAGTTACGGAAAGCCAAACGAATAATCAGGTCAATGTTTATTGTCGCATCTAGTTCGCGCCACCAAGCCTTCTTGATGACCAGAGTCTTAAGTAGATGTGCACCACTCTTTGATGTTGCTCGACTGACAAGGATTACACCAACACCCTTTGGAATGCTGTCCTTCACTTTGTCGTACACAGACTTAGACATGGCGAAATAGAATCGATTACTATATTCAAGATAGTTATGCCATTTCTTGTCACTGCGATGGTCAGCTATAGATGATTTAACCTCGACTATAGTGACGTCACCATAGAATGTTAATCCTAGTAGATCAGCACGGAAACGACCACCCTTACACAGTCCCATTTCTTCGTTGACCGCCATACGTTTCTTAACAAGATAACGTCTTACGGCAGTTTTGATCTCAGAAGCAACTAGTGGTGTAGTCATCGTTGCAATCCACTTATGATTCCTTGCTTCATCTCTTCGTACTTGCCTTGGATTGCGTTACCTATACGAGTACGGCTTTCAACTTGTCGTTGTCTAAACTCGATCATACGATCGTCAGCTAAGCCAAGACTCTTCACGTCATCAGCCAAGACTGAATATTCTTTCATAATACTCATACCGATATCCAAAAGATTGGGACGCAGTATGTTCTCAACCAAACTCAAGCCAATAGCCCCACGATCTTGAGTTGACTGCAAGTCAATCATCAACTCTCGTATCGACTGCACCAGCCCGTTGAACGAGTGCACACCGTAGCGGCCCTTGCTTTCTCTGATACCGGCCTCAACTTCTGAGATCAGATCGATTGACGTTTGTATCAAACGTTTATTCAATTGAGACAACGCAGAATCAGAATCGCCAGATTCCAGAAGCTGTTGTAGAGCTTCAGCATCCTCACCAAGAATTGAATTCAATCCCTTCGAAGACAATCGTGATATGCGGTTAGCTGACTTAGGAGCTTGCAATACTAAAGCGTTCTTCGGCTTGGGGGCTTTAGCTGGCCTTTCGGCCATTCGACGTTTAGCATGCTTCGGTTTTGGCGGACGTGGACGATCGTCACCGAAGTCATTGTCGTCAGGCTCGTCTGTATCACGGGCGCGTTGTGGTTTTTCAGCTAACTTGGTCTTCTTGATACGAACGGTTTCAACATCACCGCTTGCCTCTTTCTTTTTCTTTGGTTTAACATTCGACGACACAGAACTAGAACGGGAAGGATTTACTGGACCACTTATGTTGAATGAGAAATCACGTGTGGTCTTGTTTTTCTTTAACATCAGATACTCCTTACTTGATCTCCCCTGTTTCTGCCAAGGGCTCAGTGTCTTCTACTGGAAGGGCAATCCTATGTTCGTCACAAACGAGGACAGGTATACCGTTGGCATGACTGGCAACCATTGGCTTCCTGCATTCAGGACACAGACCTTTACCAGCTACGTCAGCACTCATGTCGATACGTGCTGATGTCTTAGTCTTCTCTGGTACAACAGCAGCTTGAACTTTCTTGGTTTTCTCTTCGGCTTCACTCTTGGTAGCACTAGCAGCCAAGTAAGCCTTTGGGAATTGGATTGTCATATTAATTCCTTCGATTTATCAATCGTATCAAAGATGAATCCTCAACAGCTTTTATGACGGCTAGTGGTTTGTAGTCGAGGATTAGATCCAATCCTATTTCCAGACCATATACACCGATCAAGCTACTGTCTAGCTGGTGAGGAGCAGTCCGACACAATCGATACAGTTCATCTAATGTATGCTTAGGAAAACGTCGGTGAAAATTATTCTTCCATGTAGCAGCAGTAATGAACTTCACTGGTATATTGTAATGACCGGCTAGTAATCCGTTCATACTGGAAACACACTCGATCAAGGGTCCCATGGAACTACCGCCGCGCGTCTGAAAACGTTCAGCAATGATACCGTCTGGTTTATACAGTTCAATCCATCGATCCATTTCATCTAAGAACAGCGCTCGTTGTGTACCGAACTGTGTTAAATCATAGATTGGATTAGTGACGATGGCGTTCGCGACTACTTTTACTTTCCGATTTGAATTGGTAGCTACTATGGATATTCCCATGTTGCGACTACCAGGGTCCAATGCAAGAAGACGTTTTGTGCTTGGAAGTAACTTTACCTTGGGAAGGATGTATTCTGCATTTGGAGTTCTTGCTCTTTTCTTTGCCATGTCTAACCTCTATTTGCATACGGTAAAATTGCGAACTATTACCGTAAACCAGGGTTCCTGGCGAATCCACCACTACGTCCAGCACTAGCGGGCATTGGCATACGCGCAGGGCCACTCCCGTCGTAAGTCCAATCTTTTGCTTCTTTCAGACGTTCCATTACTTTTGGATCATGGAGTTTAGCAGACCACAGAGCGAAAGCCCTGAAGATGTCATCTGTGAATCCATCACCCTTCTCTGGGCAACGCAAGGGTCCAACGTCCTTCACAGTAACGATCTGTAGCATCAAGTGAGGAACAGGCTTACCAAACATCTCGGATCGATAGTCCTGTACACCACCCTCCAAGATCAATTGTTTGTCTGTGTCATTGACCGTTGGCAACAGAATGTTCTTCTGGTTGAGCATAGCCACACACGCATCGAAGTCCTTCCGACGGGGACTGTATTGACGAGCACGACACCTTGGCTTCTGTAGTGGATTATTTCCCATATCTGCTTCAGCACGATTCAACAAGTCAATCGATTGCCACTGGTCAGCAAGCAAGGCCACCGCATTAAGGTGTTTTAAGATCGGCAGGATCACATGAAGATACATCAGATTCATGTTGATACGACGATTATCATGTGGCATGCATTCGATTATGGTAGTGCACACACTCTTGCCAGTATCGAAGTTGTAGTGTCCACCAGTCAACGTAAACGAGTTGTTGACCACTCCTGCATCGATGGTAACCAATGAAGGATATTTGAAACTACGCACTCGATCGACCTTACCGTAGAGTTCATCAGACTGATCATAATGATAAGTGAAGTTGTGACTGTTCATGCCGTTCACAAACACGCCTTCTTCAACGGTCTTCGGCATGATGAACCGTGAATGCACCGACGGGGGATTGGCCCCGAAATCTCGCTCAGCCTTTTCAGCATTAGAATTGTAGGCCATAGCAATGATTGGATCATCGCGTTCCATTTCTGGATGCATTTCCCATGTAGGAAGATTAATGCCCAGGATATACTTCTTCCCAATCTCAGTGCGTGATTCTCCCAGAAGCCGCATTACCTTATCACGTTTGCTAATCGGCGAGCTGACACACAGCATCAACGCGCTGGGTGCACTTGAGAATCCAGCCTTCAAAAGCTTGGAACTCACTTTCTGAACCGTGGTCAAACTATTGGTTAGAGACTTATGTGCTTCATCCGCGTTAGCACGTTCACTGTTCTCGTCTTCTTCAGCGTTACCTTTTGGTAGCGGAAACAAACCAAGTTCGTCTAAGCCGGCTCCTATCCGTGTATCGCCGCGAAGGGTTGTTGAATTAGGGCCACTCGGATAGAACTTCATATTCCGATGATGGAACGTTAGATACAAAGAAGAGTCACGAAACAATTCTTGTCCGTATCTATCCTTGTAGTCGCCAAGGATTTTGAAGTATTCTTTGAACCATGAACTGTTGTCAATCAGTTTCTTAAACGGAACCCACAGAACACCTACGGCTTTATTGAAGTTCAATGAAACCATCGTACAGGTCAACTGAGTTGAAGCCTGCATCATGGTGGGAGCTAACTCTGCCAAGTTAGGAAACATCAAATATTGATGGGCGATATACGAAAAGTAGCCAGCGGCCGACGATGATTTGCCGGATCGCTGGCCTAACACACTTACCAATTGCTGATAATTGTGTAATCCATGATTCTTGATTAGATCCCACTTATGCCGTTTACACTTCGGACATATGCCATGCTCAAGCAACACCATACGCTTCAGCATACGATGCGGCGCTAGGTCTTTCGGGATGTTGTTGATGTCAAAGACACGCTTGTCTGAACAGCAAGGACATACTTCACCAAACAAGATCAAGCCAATCCACATCTGACGTGACCATGGAATACTGTATTTCGGTATGTCCCGAGACAGTATGTTCATAGTGAAGTCGTAGTAGTTCTTAGCGTGAGCTAGATCTCGTACGTCTACCTTCAGATCTCTCAGAGTTCCAGTGGCTGGATCCTCAGCGTCGTTCATGTAACCAAGAATATCAAAATCATCAACCAAACGGCCGCCGTCCTCGAAGCCACCCTTCTTGATTATGTATTCATCTTCACGAATTTCCTTGAACTTAACACGCTTGCCTTTCTTCTTGGCCAGTTTGTTCTTCAGCATGCGCTTTTCGTGGATGCGCTGCATCTCGCTGTCAGACAATAGACCAGGAAAGAATGTGTCGGCACCAGCGTTCATTAAGCGCTTGGTTGCATTATCAACATTAGCGTAATCGATTTTTTGCATAACTAGAGCCTATGTACCTATCACTCATCAACTGGGACTTGAGGCTTCTTTGTCACGCGTTGTGGTGGCTCTCGTCGTTCTTCTGGCGTTGGTCCTTGAGACGGAAACATAATCATCTCAGGCTTACGTGGTTGAACTGAACTAACGAGTTCACTAACTGAAGACACAGGTAGTCCCAGATACTTTGCAATGTAGCGGGCCATTTTCAACTGAGTCCCACTCATTACCATACGCTCAAATTGCGCGAATTGAGTATTTTCAATTTCAGTATTTAGGGTACGCTGAACCACTTCACGGGCTTGTGCGGATCCAGCTTGAACAGCCAGAGTACGGGGTGCGATCTGGGTTAGAAAGAATTCACGTACGTCTTCAATATGACTTTGAAGGATCTTTGGCAATTCTTCAAGGTACAAGTCCTTACGTGTCTCTACTTCTTCAGTGAGTAGCGTGAGGGCATGTGGTTCAATTACCTTCTTGGACTTATCAAGTTCGTCATCAAACGAACGTGTTGGCGTGAAGAAGAACCGCGAACGATGTTTTAATTTTGGTTTCGCTTTCTTCTTACGTCTTTTCTCTACTTTCTCTTTAACGATAGGCGTGGGGTGTGCCATGACGGTTAATGATGCAAGAAGATCGTCAGCAGCATCTTCTTCTTTCTTACTAGACAGACTCAAGTGACTTATAACACGGCTTGCCATACACATACCCCACGGTCATGTTAACTATTCTGGTGCATCGTCGTCCATCGATTTGCTTTTCTTCTGATTCCTTTTAGCTACATACAGCTTCTCAGCAACACCACTGGTCATCTGACGGAAACAGAATGATCGAAGATTCATTGGCTTGTAACCAAGACGCACGGAGTGCTCAGTCATAATCTTCTTGTCACCTAAGACCCATTCTTTCAGTTGCTGCCAACTAATTACCTTCTTTCCTTCGCCAAGGCCGCTTAGGTTTAGATACATGTTCTTACGATTCTTGCCAGTCAACTGACCAGTCTCACGCAGATAGAATATCGTGTCGAAGAACGGATCAAATCCACGCGCATCACCTTTCCCGTCCTCTTCCCACAGACGTACAAAACCTTTGCGTCCGGGTGTCCATAGCTTATTCTTGATGGCTTTGAATCGCACGTAGCGATATCGGTCAGTACCATCAGAGTCCACGCTTGGTTCGTGTTCACGGCGATCGTCCACATCAAACTTCGGATTGAACGGAAGATTAGAAGCCAGGGGCGTCCATTGAATGCGTACGTCACTGTAGAATTTCAATGCCTGTCCACCAGGTTCAGATTCTTTTGGCCCGTACATAGCCATTGGAACAGCGCGTAACTGATTGATACCAATAACAGCTACCATCTTACTGGTTAAACGGCCTTTCACACGCGGCAAATGTTTACTAAACATACGCGCTTGCAGCGCCAAACTCTTGTCACCCTCGTCTTCTTTATCGTTTGAACTAGGGTTCATAGCTGGGTATGAGTCGACCATGATCAATGCTTGCAACGCTCCATCAGGGGCTTCGATCCACAGACCAGGTCCGTATTTCTTAGCCATCGAACTATTGATTGGAGCGCCTGACAGCTTGGCCTTGTTCAACTTATTATCTTCAAATACCAACCACCATTGTCCAGCAATGAATTTCTTATCAGGCAGTTTCAGCAACAAGTCATGAAGCCAATCGAAGAATTTCTCACCAATGGTTTCAGAGCGATATCTAATACGTGGCTTGACTAACCATCTACCAGTCTCTTTGTCCCTCTTGCCAAACACTTCTTTAACTGAAATCTTTGCGCCACAGGTACGCAGAATATTTCCAACATACGGTTTGGAGTTTCTCGTCGATCCTTCATAATCCGCGAGTCCAATAATTGGTATATTAGCATTGATACCCGCAGTCATTATGTGAAGTGCACCTGTAGTCTTACAGGACTGCTCTGGGCCAAAATGAGTGTACCAAGCTGGGCGGATACCACCGCCCTCTACAAGATCAAGAGCCAATATACCTGTCGACATAGGTGGCACGTCTTCAAGCAAGTCACTATCGAAATTCTGTCTACGACTTACAGCGTCTATAGTCTCCGAATACATACTGGCTACGTCGAACACTGCGTCGCTATTCTTGCTCTTCTTACCTTTTGGTGTAACAGCAGCTTCGATAGCTTCGTCTAGATCCTCGTCGGCTGACTTTCTGTTTTTAACCGGTACTTTCTTAGCTGCGACCTTCTTTACGGGGACTTTGCGTGCAACAGGCTTTCTAGCTGCCATGTCCTTAATCCTATTATGATAGGCAAAAGAAAAGGCCCAAACCATTGAACGTTTATCTGTTCAGGTTTGGGCCTGGGGATGCGTCACGATAAACTACGAACCTATTTACAGCTTAACGTGGAGATTACTACCGTCGTGCCTTCTTCTTAGCAGGAACCTTCTTAGCTGCTACTTTCTTACGTTTGACAGGCGGCGGCTCATCATCTTCGTCCTCATCGAAGTCATCATCTTCGTCTTCATCATCTTCGTCTTCATCGTCCTCGTCTTCATCGACCACAACCTTGCGTTTGGACGACTTCTTAGCAGGAACCTTCTTACCCTTCTTGACAACTGGTTCGTCATCGTCGTCGAGGTCATCGTCATCATCCTCGTCATCCGAATCTTCATCATCTTCGTCGTCAGATTCTTCGTCTTCATCGTCGTCCACCGGTTTACGTTTTGACGATTTCTTTACTACTACCTTCTTCTTACCCTTCTTAGCTACCGGCTCATCATCTTCGTCTTCGTCGTCATCCTCGTCTTCGTCTTCATCATCATCTGTATCTTCATCGTCCTCGTCACCGAAGTCATCGTCGTCTTCATCATCCAACGCTGCCTTCTTACCTTTCTTTGCTACTACCTTCTTCTTACCCTTCTTAGCTACCGGCTCATCATCTTCGTCCTCATCCTCGTCGTCATCAAGATCATCGTCTTCATCGTTCGAGTCATCGTCTTCATCCTCGTCGTCAGCAGCAGGCTTCTTACCTTTCTTTTTAGCCGCAAGCTTCTTCTTTGCCAAAGCCGCAAGACGAGCCTTTTTCTGGCGGGGAGTTTCTTCTTCATCCTCGTCTTCATCCTCCTCGTCCTGGTCTTCGTCGTCTTCGTAATCCTCTTCGGCAGCTTGCTTGCGAGATTTGCCCTTGGTCTTAAGTCCCATACGTTTAGCCCATGATTCGTAGTCGCGACGTACTTCTTCTTCCGTCGACTCGTTTGCCAAATCTGACAAATCCCATTGGGGATATGCCAGTTCCTCTTCTGTCAAAGGGGTGCGTCGATCACCCATCTGAACCGAATACTGATCTGCCGGAGCCTTTTTGGAATCGTACATTATACGTACGTCTCGGCCATACTTCGGGTGAGTTACAGAGTACGACGTTGTAGCGCCAGTAGATTTTGAATGTACCGTGTTAAGTGGCTTCAAGTCTTTGATCTTGCCAACAGCACCGGCGGGCAACGCCACAGGAACCCACGGAGTCCATGTTTCGCTATCCTTATCTTTGAATCCAGATTTCCGTTCAGCACTAGTTGCCTTTGGCATGCGCGAAGGCTTCTGACGCTGTGCAATACGGCTCAATCCGTTCGAATAGAATTTCTTCGAAACTTGAACTGTACGCTTTTCGTTTTCAATATCGCCTTCGCTTTCTACGATGGCATGCCACGGGTCGTACTTAGTGCTATCGAACTGTTGAGTATCAGGATCGTAGGACGGGAAGCTTACTGGGAATTTGGTAGGCTTACCATCTTTGGTCTTAGTCTTTACCCAGCCAGTAGCGTAACTAAACGAGGGACCGAACAGTCGTAGAGTAACCCATTTCTTCTCTGGGAATTTGAATACGGTAATCTTATCGCTAACTTTGGGTTTATCCGAGCGGTTGTTAGTTCGGACGTCATCAAAGTCTGTTCCACGTTGTCGTGCCATATGCTTCTACTCCGGTTGGGAAGGTGGTTTGTTATTACGCTTGCCAGTATTCATGTGACCAAGCGCGGCAGTGATTGACTTGATGATATTATTTACGCTGGTACGTAAAGTTTCCTCATCACCCGCTAATCCTGATGACAAAGCTATAAGAGTCGTCTGAAGTATGGCCTGTTGATGCACCGCGCGTTCCTTGGACCTAACGTCCATATGGGTGGTCACTAGTTGCGCCAGCTTGGTAACTGTCTCAACGTCTAGCTTCTCACGCATCAGTAGTGCTACTGTCTCTTCTGCTTGCTTGGTACGCAATGCATAGTCAGACAGCAAACTCTTGGTAGCGTTCAACGACATTTCTAAGCTAGCTTCACGATTGGCATTGCGGCTAGTGAATGTCACGACTAAATCTCCAAAGCAAACGATCGAAGCAGTTCCTTCTGAGCCCGCGTCACGTGCTCAGGTATTCCAAGCGTAGCGCGTATGTAACCCTGAAGATCAGTGTTCTTTGCCACCCATGCTATGTGTTCTTCGAGCTCGCCACTTGTGTCAGGTACTGAGAACCCAAGTATGTCTGACGCGGCATCGCCATGCGCTTCTGTCATACTTTCTACAGATTGGTCAGCTTGCCCACGGGCCATGTTAGCTACTTCAGATCGGGCACTCTTAAACCAATTCATTATGAATGTAGTAAGCACACCCTGACGAGCGTCACATCTATCGATTGCTCGACTAACTACCATTAGATAAATCTGGACCACATCGTCCAAGGGTACGTAATGGTTGAAATCCTTGTATGTAGACTGAGCTTGAAGCAAAGCCATCCGCGTATATTTCTGTACGATCATCTCTTTGAATTCACGGGCCTTGTCATACCAGTAACGTACCTGCTGTACAGCCGAATACAAAATGCCACCATGACGCATCCCCATATCGCGTTCTATTCGATACATCTTAGAATTACGAACCGTCGGATCCATGTGTGCAAACGGAGAATGCAGCTTCTCGTAGTAACGCAACTTATTTAGGAACAAGCTTATGAAGCCAAATAGCAAGCCCCTATTGATGTGCATGGCTTTGGCATGTTCATGAGCTTTCTTGATGTCGGGTGCAGTTATGACATTGAACAGATGTATAGAAAGTTTTGCCCTATCATCCGACGTGAATTTCGTTGACGCTTTCAACGATTGATGCGCAGTTATCTTGGCTAGATAGTTATTGAACAATGAAGGGCACTCAGCATGAATAGGCTCCAAAGCTTTCCACAGGAATAAGTCAAGAGTCTGTAGATACTGCAAGCTTGTTAAATTACCCGATATGCTTTCCGTGATACCCTTCATCTGATCGAAGGCTTTCGAATGTTCGTACGATTTCACTTGGTCACCTAGGCGCTGGTAGTTTTGGTCTTATACGTTCATAGAGCTTGATTAGGTGCTTGCAACAAGCACCGCGCTGCGTCGGATTAGTCGTATCCGGAGAATCACCATTTGAATATTCGATATCGGCAGCGCCTTTACTATGCAGCGCAGTTTCCCATCGATAGGTGAAATCGGCACACGAACACGATACCAGAACATGCAACTTGTTGTCTAGAAACGTAATGACCGTTACGTACTTCTTAGGGTCCCCGTTCCTAACTGGCTTACCATCAGAGTTTATTAGATGAGTGCTGTAACTAGCAGACGCAACGTATCCACGACCAAGAGAATCATACCCTTTCTTCATGTCGGTAATACGTACATACTGAGCCCCCTCGTGTCGCAACCGAGAAGCCTTCTTAACAATTTGTGGCAGTGTTAGCATAGATGCCTCCTGTCTAATCAAATTAGTAGACTAGCAGGCCAACACCGCGTGTAAATGCAGAAAGGATAGTATCGCTTGGTGCGTGCACAGAAAATGCAGCATGTACGGATACAGGTTATACAGACCGTTTACTATGGCGAAAACAAACAACAAGAACAGAAGTAGTTGGATCATTATGAGAACGCAATACTTAGGTGAGAATGCTTAATCAGCAAAATAAGCCAGGTGATTTCGGTGTAGATTCCAATTCCGATCGTTATGAACAACCAACCTAAAACTATGTATAGCCAGTTCATAGTCAATAGTCACCTTTCTGTGTTTCATAACAGGTAATGCCACGTTTTCTCCACATATCAACAATGACCTTACGATCGTCGAACGCCATAAACACATCAGCAAAATCATAGCCAGCGTTCAGTACACACCACGGCTTCATTTCTTCGTCTGGCATATCTTCACCAGTAATATGAGACGGCCGCATTAGTAGCTGCTCGTTCCTGGTGTCTTCGTATACAAACTTTCGTATCTGTTTAAGAGTTGTTGTTCGGTGTTCGAGAATGTCCCATCGACTAGTTACGTATAGAACAAGGAATTCTGGGTCTTTCGCAAACTGCCGGTAGATGTGCGCACCTTGCGGTATGACTGTATCATCTACAGCTTTGGCGTAGTATGACGCATGATCACCAGAAAAGAAATGACCAGTACGATGCGCGCTGTTGATACAGCATCCGTCTAGGTCGGCGATAATCAGTTTTGGTTTGAACAAAGGGAACCTCGTAGGGCGATTGGTTGGTTAGGACTTTAGTTAGGACTAACTTGATTCGTGTATTCCTGGATATCCCCGGTAGCAGGAATTCCTTGGGGGTCCGCAGGAACTTCAACTGGCTCTTGCGTCGGTGCATTTACTGCTTGTGGACGCGCACCAACACCCGTGATACGCACTGCATTAATAGCTTCTTGCATAACCAGAGCTTCTCGTTTAGCCTGACGCTTCTCGAGCAGCAATCCAAAGTAGAAGATTGCGTCTTTAAGCGTTTCATCAAGAGACTCAGTGCTGTTCACATCTTCATCGACGTTGAACACATCGTACTTGCGTAGTTCGCACTGTGTTTCCAATCGATCAATCTTACGCCAGATGGTAAAGAAAGCACCAGGCCCCAATCGTCTGCACCAGCTTGCACCGTACTCCTGATCCTTCTTGATGCCAACTTGGACCAGACCGTCGAAGATCTTTTGGATCTTATTGAAATCAGTGTGTGGAATCTTGCGGTCGTCAAATGTATCTGTCATTTCTTAATCCGTTTGTTGATCCAGCAAGCACCGGCAGTAAGCCAGTCGTTGTGGAGTTGACGGTCGTTGTGGAGTTGACGATTGGCCTGTGGTCCTGTGTTCTGCTTACGATGCGTAGAAAGCATAGCCCACGCACCGTCTGTGTCACCTTGCTTATGCATGTTGTAGGCGATTGCCATTGGCAACGCAATTTTCTTGATGAATGGATTGACAAAATTCGAGTTGATCAGTACCGTAGTACTGATGTTAACAAAATGCTGCAACTCTTCTTCAAAGCCAGGACTATCAGCATTGAGTCCCATAGTACCTTCAGTGTAGCCATATCGATATGGATAGGTCAAGGATTCGTCGATTACTTCCAGTTTCTGCTTAGTGTCATCAGTGAATTTGAGGAATCGTTTGGTAATATCGAATTCGGTGTAGACATGAAGATTATTGGAGATCTGATAATAAGTGCCTGCAGGAATACCAATCTTGTTAGCCATGTATTCTTGAAGGAACGCAAAGTGAACAGCGTTCGCCCCATAGGCACCCCAGATCATGTCGTTGCTACGATTCGTGACTGTCATGTCCAATGCGCCTTGGCTAGCATCGAACAGGACTTGTAAATTGCATGGCAAATCTTTTGATGTTTGATTCAGCAAATCCGCCGAAGTTGTGCCGTAACCAGAATGCGGGTCGCCCTCTATTCCTATAGGGTCCCACATACTAACTACGCACCGACGACTCTGAGAATTCCTCTTCAATTCGGCAATCACCTCGCGTAACTGGTCGTAACCAAAATGGTTACGCCACCGATAGCCATAGGCACCATTGAGAGTGGTGCCGTCGTCAGTGTATTCCAACAATTGTTTGGCGTAGTAGCCAATGGTCTTCACATCGTTACGGCCGGCAAGCATCCACAGACTTTCAACCAAATGCATGAATGGATTAGCGTCGCGAGTCCGGTTGCCCATTACACGTTGATGCGGATGGGTCCATACCGTAGTAACCGGCGTCGGGAATCGAATTACCGGGCCATTACGCGAATCGGCAAGTATCCCTTCTTTAACGATAGCCCGCAGCCCCAGGTTCAGCGCGTGATCCGGGCAGTTTGCTGTAATTACTTTCATCTCAATCCTTGTACGTTAACAACCTTGGTAACTAAGTGTCCATGAAACCCATCGATTGGATCGATGTTTATATTTACAGTGTACGTATTACTATCGTATATAAACTCACAGTTAGGTAGCAGGCGGTTCAGTATCTGTAGATTCGATCTAATGCACGCATCTTCAAATGCCGGGACTGCTGGACGTTGTTTAAGGGCTAGGCCAACAATCCATGCAAGATCATCCGTGTATTGTTCAAAGGCGGACTGGTCCATTAAGGCCTCCCGTTGTATTTGTTCTTCATACCGGCACCACCATCCTGGATACTTCGAATCATCTTCGAAGTCTCACAGTTACAGTTTGAATAATTCGGCATGGAGATTGGGGCAAAACCAGTACGAAAGTCACAAGTCCAATAAGCCGTTGGTACTCTAGATTTAATCTCAGCGTTTACTTGGTTACGGAAACGAATCATATGCTCGTTGAGTTTCTTACCGGCAATCCCACCGTTCATCCTGCCAGTTATCATCCAGTTCATGCCTTTACAAGTTCCAGGTCCAGGGCTGGTGAACGTGTTCAGGTCAGATGCACGGCCTAACCATTTCTTACTGTAGGTTAAGTCAACTACTGCCTGATTCGCCAGGAATGGTCCCCAACCACGATGACTGGTTATAGCGGCCACTGCTTCTACCATAGTTGATCTGAACATAGGTCGTAAGTTTTTCCGATTTTGCCACAATGGATCCAAGCCAAGATACGGAATATATCGAGCCTTTGATCCTTCCTTCTTGTCGTATCCAGCCGGGAACACAGAATTAACGATGTAGGCACCAGTGATGAGCTTGGCTGGCCGTTTCCAACGAGCCCACAAAATCTTGAATACCTTATCAGCATTCCATCCTTTGTCTGGCCACACATCTTCGTCCATCATTTCTTGGAGAGTGTCTGGCCAGTTGATCAAACGTGCAATACACAGCATGAACCATAGATCAGGATGATCTTCGTACGGATCAATGATATTGTCCTTGATCCAAGTGGTTCCTGGGTCTAGTTCCCTATAGATATTGGTGAACTTCCCGGTCTGCAGTATCGGATCGTTGGTCCAGGGTTTAGGCCGTCCAGCAGCTTTCTTCAGGAAGATCTTATGCCTTTCAATGATGAACGTAGCTTGGGCCTTCACACGTTCTGACTCATCCTCGATGAAATATTCGAACATCGGTGCAGGTTTGGCTATGTCAAACAAAGAACCCTGACGAACATTCTTTAATTTAGACATTGTCGTCCTCTATGCGGCGCATGCAGTTCTCAAGTACTTCAGGTGAAGCCGTGCCACATACTTCGTAATGCTCGGGCTTGACCATAGCGCACCACAGCATATCTGACTCTTCGCTGACTAGAGCAAATGGGTCCATACGAACTACTACTGCAACTGGATACCACGAGCCGCCTGAACGTAACGGATTACCAGCGGGGTCCTTGGGTTTTACAACGTCACCTACTTTCATAATTGTCCTTTGTCCTTGTTCATACTTTTATTTTAACCTTGTCCCAGTTGCGTTGGAACGTGTGGATGATTTCGTCACGAGGCATATCATCCGGATACTGGAATATCCTAGGAGGTTTGCGTAGTCCATATAGTTTGCACACTGCGGCCACACTGGCTTGTGACTTAGCTACGTGAGCGTCGGTCACACCGGTTAGTAGTCGACTAACACGCTTTTCTAGACTAATGCCACCACCGTTATCAACTTTCGTTTTGCGAAAGCCTGTGACCACGCCTTCGAACAATTGAAGCATCTTTAACGCGCTGTCCAACTTGACGAAATCAGTACGGTAAGTAGACATGCCAGTGGTTGCTAATGCTTTGGCCGATGATTGAGCAAAGCACATTCCGTAATAAGTAACTGCCTGCTTGTGTTGTTGCAACACCTGCATTGGTACACTCATGTCGGTAAAACTGAACACCTTGTTGAACTCAACGTGTTTGGCCTTTCCTTTGGCGAAGCCCGTGAACACATATCCGACGTCTTCGTTCTTGTACAAGCCGTTGGCCTTCACGTACGTATCCGCAAAATATTTCATCGGGCAGCTTACCATAGCGTTACCTGCATCATACAACGCTGGCAAAGATTCAGTGAATCGCCGAGTAAACAATTTCTCTTCGTCAACCGCCTTCGCATATCGCTTGTCTTTAGTCCAGGTATACAACATCAGATCGTCGTCAAGCATCATGAAGTCATCACCTGCATTCAATGCTAGCCATTTGCGTTTCTTTGGCATGCAGTCCACATACTCAGGCCATACCTGTATGCTCTTCACCTTAGAAGCATACCAACCTTTACGATAGGCTTTGACTTCTGACGGCACAACGAACAATTCAATATGTGGCAATAGCTTCGGTGGCAGTGATTGCAGCGTGATCTGTAGGTCGGAGCGACCGAAGCTTGGAATTATGTAGCGCATCATTCCTCCTGAACCGCAGCTTTAGCCTTCTCTTTGGCAATCTGTCTATCAACTTTTGTAAGGAATTTTGCGGCGTTGGCTTTGATCGTCTTGTTGAGCTTTCCCTTGTCCAGTATTGGATAGACGCCGGCTGGTTTGCCACGGGCTAACTTCAGATATTCTAGACTAGTCACACGGTAGTCAAAATGGGTAGAAAGTATTCGTCTACCGCGCTTAATAATAGTGTCCGCTTCATCGGCGGGTAGATTGGCTACGTGATCAATAAGCTCGGCGAGTTGCTTGGGCGTTGCGTCATGTCCAATCTCGAAATGAGTTTTATTCTTATGGAATAATCTAGTCTGCATTTCATCTTCGTTCATGTTCCAATCAACACAAATCGGTACACAGCCGTGGTTGTAACCTTCAATAATCGAACGATTGAAGTGATTACTGAGATCATGGAACTTCTTGCTCCAACTGCAGTCCACCATAACCCGTGTATTCTTATAGACTCTAGACAATTCAACAGGAGTAAGCATTCCTTTAAACTCCATGCCGGCCTTCAATGCACGGTTCCAGATACCTTTGTATTTTGGTTTGCACTTGTCAATGCTTGTCATGTACCGACGTTCGATACCGTCACCAGCCATGATCAACTTGGTGGTCTCTAGATAACGAGTGGCTCGCACTGCTTGGTCCATGTGTTTCCACGCCTTCCATACATGCGCACACAAAGCAGTCTGATCCCGGTCATCCCATGATGGCATCTTTGACCAGGCTTTAATCGGATGTGGTGCCCCAATAAACGCGCGGGGCGCTGGGAACCATTCCAGTGCTTTATACCCGGCAGGATTCGTACAGGAGATACCCTTGATCTTATCTGCGATTTCAATTAGATGCGGATACATATCATGGAAGTTTGCGTCATGAGCACTGATGATCTGTGGCGTATCAATATCGTACATACGCTTCCAGTAGCCACGTGTGTCAACAAACTTCGGCTTGGCTGGATTTGGGCCTGGGATTTCGTGAATGACCAGATCGTATCGATTGGCAAACTTCCACCATAGGCGCATCAACTTTGGGTTACCATAGTTAATGACTTTCACACCGTAGAAACCGGACAACGTATTGACGGTCATGCCGTCACCTATGTCATAATTACCAATACGGCCAGCACCAGCTATCTTACGAACGTAGTTAGCGCTAGTGGAATAACGGAGATAGACAATGTCCACGCTATGACCAGCGGCTTCCAAGCCTTTACGTTTCCAGACCAAATCGGCGACTATTCCACCGAAGTCCTGAATCTCAAACAGCGTGAACAGTATTTTCATTTGTTTTCCAATAGCTTTTTATAGTCAGCGACTTGTAGTTCTAGATGCGCTACCTTCTCGCCCAGAGTAAGTTCTGTAGTACCGTGCGTCAGTCGTTTATGCAGCAATTCTACACGCTGCCAATGAGTGTGTCTACCTTCACTATTTACTAGGTCACAGAATGGATCAGCATAATTAAACAGTGTAAAGTCACGCTGGTACAAATTCTGAAGTATTGTTAGAGCTTCGTCACCAAGCACTGGATCAGAAGCGTGATTAAGCTCTCGGTGACGGGTGTTGTCCAGCGGTTGGAATCCGTAGCTTGGTGCTACTATGTTTTGGATTGATTGCCAACAATTAGCGAAATCTTCGTGTCGACCAATGTAGTCAGCAACGCACTTATTACCTTGGTAGAAGAAATAATGCTGCGGACAGAAGTGGGTAAAGCGCCAGTCGTATCGAACATTAGCTTCGGTCAGAAAATAACAGACAAAGTATGACGGGTCCATTTTCGATGGAAACCAATCTGCATGCTGACGTTGGAATTCAGCATAGGCACTGAAGAACCGTTTTACTGGATGTCTTACGAATCCAAAATTGAATGTCTTAGCCATAATAGCTTTGACTTGATTATCCAAGTCGTCATAAGGAATATGAGCTAAGTCCACCACTCGCTTGAGGCGTTCGTCGTACCGTTGATGCCAGTACACTTGCTTCTGATCATGATACTGTTCGATTGATTTCCGAATGCTTGTCCCGGCTACCTTGGGATTATGGATAAATGTAAATCCATGACGTTCGCTTATGATCATAATGTTTCTGCCAGATGCAAACCTTGAGCACAAGCCTGATCAATGTTTATGTATTGATAGGATCCAAGCCGGCCCGCAAACGTTATGTTTGAATTGGGAATGTCGCAATATTCTTTGTATAATGCTTTTGCTTTGGCGCTAGGAATTGGATAGTAGCGGTCTGATTGACTGTTTGTAATATCGAATTCACTAGGAGTCTCTGAGGTCAAGGCGTCCATTGGGTTATTAGACTTGTTGATTAGTGATTGATTAGTGATACGAGTTAGGCTTGGATCTTTAGGCAGGTTCAACGTAGGGACAGTCTGTGGCGTTCCTGTGTTGAGTAGTGTCTCAAAACTAACATTACGATAAGGGAGGGACCCCAATCGATACTCATAGTACTTGTCGATTGGTCCTGTATGTAATACCTTCATGTCACTATACGGAAACTGAAAACATGTCTCATAGTCAGTGTTAAGCATTATGTTAATGTTCGGATGGTCCAACAAAGCTTCGAACATAACAGTGTAGCCAGCACCGGGCAGCATTTGATATTTGTCAGTGAAGTACCGGCTATCATAGTTGAGACGGACTGGGACCCTACCCATAACCGAAGGATCTAACGATTCGAAGTGTGTACCCCATTGCTTCTTGCTGTATGGTTCAAAGACTTTCTTGTACAGGAAATGGGCAAACGTCGTTATTTCTAGATTCCCACTCGCACGCAGACCGTCTACAGTAACTACTGCGTCAAAATCATAGCAATTCAGTAAAGCAGAGATCAACGGCTCAGAGATCTGTGTGGGGAATAGTTTGGCTATTGAATTCAAGTTGATGGGCAACGGTATTTGTTGCCCATCAATCATTACCTCTACTCGATGTTCGTAGGTGCGCCAGTCAGTAAATCTTGACAAGAACTCAACAACCTTAAAGCTATTGGTGTGGAACAGATGGGGACCGTAGACATGTAGCAAATGCCCGTTCTCCCAACGGTCGTAACAGTTACCACCTACGTGATTGCGTTTGTCCACAACCAGAATATGCTCTCCAAGCTCCGCGCGTCTACGAGCAAATGTAGCACCAGTCATTCCGGCTCCAACTACAATCCAGTCCCATCGAAAATTGCTGTTGAGCATAGTGTATTTGTTAGTAGTTGAGAATGAATTTGGAAAATCCATCGACTAGTTTATATTGCGGATAGCCAGTCACACAGACGTTGTATTTGGTAACGTTGAATTCTAGCGTAGTAGCTGGAATCATATGGCCACGTAGTTCAAACGTATCGAACAGACGTTCTTCCATGGTGTTGGCGTCAATGACCCGCCATACGTCCTTAAATCCGTCGCTTTTCGTGTTGTATCGAATGTAGAATTGCTTGTGGCCTACGGTTGCGTTCTTACAAATCTCAATAGCTGCCTTCTTAAATCCGGCTTCGTCTTGATATCCAGTGATTTCGTAGTCTACGAAATCATTCATAGGTGGTTTGTACATACGATTCGTATCTTCGAATCGGCCATGATCAATGGTGTTCATCCACACCGAGTAGACCTCCGAGCGTTCCTTGAACTGATCAAAGAAATTATGTCTGGTCTGTACGATTGGACACACGAAGTCTACTACCACCCAAGGACCTTGTTCAAATATCATTCGAGCCATCTGACCAAGAGACTTAGCTTGCAGCACCCGATCTTTCTCTGCGAAGCTTAGATGCGACGTTACAGTAGATCTTGCCCAGTCAGCATTGACATGCACTGCTCCTAGCATACCAGTAAGTACACGAGACAGCGTAGTCTTCCCACTACCAGGAAGACCTTGAACTAGAAGCACCTTAGACATGTTAGTCCTTATGATTTTAAGAAGCGATACAACACAAGAATGACGGCAAAGATTAATGCGAGACTAAAAATACCAAACTCACTAAGTAGGTCAAGTATTCCGTACAGTATGCCGGCTACAACTTCGAACCAGAAGCTACCAGTGAAAATGAATACGACAATCAGTAATAGAATTGTGAATTGTGAATTCGTTAGGATCATCGGTGTCTTCCTGTACGAGCACGACGTTTCCGCTTGTTCCCAGTAGCCAGTCTCTGATCATGATGTTTGGACGGGGTGAGTTCAGTCTTGAATACAAAATCTACATAATACATAGTCTCGTAGATCGCGTAGCCAGTTGCACCTACTACCGGAGAGAACGTTAGGGTTATGGGCCATGAGCCGCCGATGTCATCATCGTTGCCGTTGCCGGTCACAATCGTCGTTACTCTTGGGTCTTCGTTTCTATTTTCCATGGATAGTCTCTGCTTGGACTTGTACCGAGTGGTAGTGCTACATGCTGTATTCTACCGAAATCAAACACATAGGCTTTATTTAAATCGATCTCAGCCATGCGTGCAGACTTCTCAGAGCGATACAGCTTTGGCTTAGTATTCCAACCAGATGGATTCTTATTGTTGGGAACGAATCGATGCCATACACCCCATGTGAAAGGCAACGGATTCCTAACCGGTCGATTAAACATCATTCTACGATTCTCCGTATGGAATCATATACGCCAAATTTATGATGTTCATAGGCAATAGCAAGTTGAACACAATTACGGACCAATGGGACAGTACACAAACTAAGTAAGAATGTCACATTAGTGCCACATGGAATATTGTCCAAAAACTCTTCGTCAGTTTCCCACAGTGGCTGTGAATCTTCGTTAGCATACTTCAATATGGCCTTCTCTACATACGAAACCAAATGTGCTTTCTCTACTTCAACGGTGTAGTCCATGGTTTTACCTCTTGTCCGCGTTTGCCCGAGCATAGCTAAATGTCTTGTCCACCAATGCTTCGATAGTCTTTGGCAGCTTCTTGCCAAGCAGGCGATAAGCAATTGATTCAGCGATCAATTCCTTATAGTTCTTGCATCCGTATTCGGTGACAATTGGAGCCAAGTCTGTCTTGGACATACCACGAACAGGCCACACTTCCTTAATGTCATCGAAGTATTGAGCTTCAAACAACAAGTCCAGTTCTTTTATAGACAGCGAGTGCTTGCGTTGAATCGTACGCAGTATCCACTTATAGGTTACTGTGTCTTCTTCTGATAGATTGGACTTAAAGTCTGACGGTCGATCTTCCTGTGCCAGCAACAAATTCAATAGCTCCTGGGACTTTTCACGTTTGATATCTTCAACCTTGATACTAGTATTGTAGGCACGTATCCAAGCAGCGTTCAGCTTCTTGCCCGTAGCGTACTCAGCATGCAAGTGATGAGCCAGTTCATGATATATGACATACGGATATTCGGTGGCCGGTATGATCTCAGGGCGGATCTGTAGAGTATGCGGTCGGAGTTCAGGTTTACGGCTACGTCCGTACATTCCAGCGTATTTTTCTCCGTGGAACGGCAACACTTCCCATATACAGGTAATTGGATCAACGATAAATTCTAGTTGATTGTGCTTCAATACCTTATACACTTTGTTATAGGCACTGAACAAGGCTGCACCAACATCAGGATCTGGCTTGTAAAAGAAATGAAGTGTCCCAAAGTGGTCATGTTCCTTGCGTCCGCTATACAGATTGGATACGTCACAACCGTATGCTTTACCTGGGTGTGGATTGAGTCCAAGATTAACTATGATGTCCTTGGTCGCTACCTCAATGGTAGTACGCAAGCTTTGGATGTGACAATTCTTCTCCAATACACCAGTAACGATGTTCCCGGATTTTCCAGTTACTTTGAAGAGGAACGGTGTGGGTTTAGGGCCGTTCTTAAGTTTGATTACCCCGATAGCATACTCAGACTTCTGCATTTGGTTGCCTGTTAGGTAGAAAACGAAACACTAAAAACAATGCCCGACCCCTAAGTGTATCAGGGTCGGGCATTGATTTCACTTGCCATCTATTTACTACTTGGCAATTACTTGCACGTTGGACACTGCTCCAACGATAGTGGACTTCGAGGGCTGCGGCTCAGGAGTGATAACTACTTGTTGTTCATCCGGAACACTACTCACGATGTTCGATCGAATAGTCTCAGCCGACACAACCTTCTGTTCTACCACCACTTCCTGTACTTCTGGAATTTGCACTAGCGCACCAGTGTCCTCGTCTTCGAGTTCGACTTCCATACCAAGCGGAACTTCCGGGTAGCTTTCCGAACTACTAACTGGAGACTCGTCAGTGCCAACTAGCACGCTGGCAAACAGGCCGTTAGTGCTATATTCCGGATACACACCAATGAACGAGGTCCAATAGACGATCGTGCTTTCCAGGGCCGTACGAACTTCGAAGGCATCCACGGTTGACGCAGTTTCAGATGGAGCAAATGCGTCACGCAATGTCTTGAGAGTAATTTTGTCAGACAACTCGAACATCAAGCGGTGCTGAGTCAAACTGTAGTTTTCGTTCGGATCCTGGCTGTACACAACGAGTGCATCGGTAAGATCTTGTGCGGTAAGCGGAGAATCCGTGAGACCCTCTTCTTCGGCAAATGCGAATCCAACCTGGACTCCAGACTTTGTAGATTTCTTCACGCTTGAACGCAGTTCGATATCCGAATCAGAATCTGCGAGTTCGTCAGCAAGTTGATCAGCAAGAGTAGACTGCGCACCGATACCAAGGATATCTACGCCATCGGTTTCCTCGTCGCTTTCTTCGGCTGTTTCTTCTCCGTCTGTTTCCTCGTCGCTTTCTTCGTAATCATCTTCAGTGAAAACGAACAACGATTCAAGCTTGCGTTCCAGAACATCGTCTACGTTGTAGAACGAGTAGCTTTCCAGAAAATCATCTACGTCACGATTGAACACGTTACCATCAGGATCTGAATAGATAATCTGCGGCGGATGCTTCAGTTGAGTCTTGGCTTTCAGCTTGTCGTTCGATACGAACAAGAATTTTGCAGTACGCCCGTCTTTGCGCGTCCACACGGAACCGGGGGTCAAGAATTCAAGCTGATTTACGGATGGAGTTGCCATTACAGTGGATCCTTAAAGGGAAGAGTTAGGTCGGCCGACCAATTGTTTTTGTTACTACTGGTTGCTATTATATTTACTATGGTACGGAAAGTTGAAATCTAGCTGTCGGTGGTCAATCAAGGTGCTGATGTTGGAACAGCCGGTACTGCTGTTTGGTTCTGCGGAACTATCTGGATGTTGAACGCCTTAGCTGTAAGGTCACGTAGCTTATTGAATCTCAACATGCAGTCAGTATGTTCACCGTCCCATACATTAAACGCGTCGAGAAACTGTCCTTGATTGTACGCTTGATTCGGAACTAGTTTGGATAATGGTTGACAATCTTGAAGCAATGACTGAGGAATCACTACGGTAGTTTTCTGTGCAACTACTGGGACGTTTGGAATTACGACTTCTGGTTGTTTTGGTTGGAACAACGTACAGGCTCCTAGAACTAGAAAGAATGGAAGGACTACAAGAATTCTTGTCATTTTGATACTCCCAATCCCGAAGACGGTGACGCGCTGTTCTTAAGTGGAATCGGAACATGCGATTTGTTTGGTTGTTTATTAATCGTCTTACTAGCTGGTGGGTTATCTGGTAGGATAGTCACATCAGTAACTTCACCACTGCTATTTGTGGTTGACGCAGTAGCTGGTGTTTGTCCAGACATTCCGTCTGAATCAATAATTGCATTTACTGCGTTGGTTGACACGGGATCCAGCCCACAGCTCGCTGCTATTTTCGGATACGCAACCTTATATTTAGTTACCACAGTGTTGCGGACTGTCGCAGCTTTAACGTTAGCTGCAAACAAATCAGAAGCATCCTGCGCCGCGTTCTGTTCCAGTGTGGTGATCTTACCGTTCATGGTAGTCGCTGCTAGACTATTAGCAGTCACCATGTTATTGATAGTTGTTTGTTGCGTGTTCCAGGCTACGGTGTAACCTTTGTTGTAGCCTTGAGACTGGCCGTATTCGTAGACACCGAACAAGACTGCAATGACTCCCAATATAGGAAGCACGTATTTGAGAAATAGTGAAAGCAACTCCGTCATGACTAACCCCTAGAAGTACTTCTTTTCGATTCGATTGATTATTGATACTGGCAAATTACCTGGATCCCATAGAGTCACACCGGCTGCCTTCGCAGCCTTTGAGGGTTCATCCTCATTCTTAAATTGGATATATGGTGAACCCTTTATTGCCCATAGCTTGATAACTGATACCTTAAACATCTGCTTCAGCAACGGATACAAACGTGCGGTTGCGTCTATACCAGCATCATCTCCGTCCATCATCAATATCACACGGTCGACACCTGCGATCTCAAGAAGCTTTGCTTTATTATCGGTCCACGATTGTGTACCGAAGATACACATAGCCGGTATGCCAAGTGTTATTAACCGTAGGGCATCACGTTGCCCTTCCACTAAAACAACGGTCCGAGATTTCAAGTCAACCATCATATCTACACAGTGATCAAAAGGCCATAGACCATGTGACAGTGACCAACCAGAACCATCCGCAGCAGCCAGTAGATACGATGGGGCAACACCCTCGGGGTCTTTCTTCAGACGAGCTCTGAAGAATCCATGTTGCTCTCCGTTTATAATAACCGGCATGTATATGTGTTTGGTGGCCCCCCACTTCTCCCATTCTTCGTTCCATTTGTAGCACATGCGACCACCTAACTCAATCAACAAGTTAGTTGATATGCCACGCCATTTTCTGTTGGCCGGTATATTCCAGAACTTGAATTTATCCTTACGATAACGCTCGGTCTGTGTTAGAGCTTTCTCGGCCTTCTTCATGAACAGATCCATCGAGAACTCTTCTTTCGGAGGTCCGCTGTAGAACGGTTCAAGTCCAAGCTTGGGTGCTACGTCATCCCATTTGGCGCGTGCTGTACAGCCATAACATTTATAATATCCAGGCGAATAAGTAGATTCGCTATGGAAGATACGGCCACTCGGAGTCTTCTCAGAATGGTACGGACACAACACCATAGTTGAGCCGTTACCTAATGAACGCTTCTCACCGCTGTATATCGATAATTGTTGTACAACAAATGCCAACCGTTGGGACCTGGATACTGCATCCATGATTTATCGCTCAAACGAATTGATAGACGGATCCTTAAACAAGAAGATCTCTAATGCATTGAATGCTTTCAGCAAACCGTCTTTACCAGCAAATACTTTGTTCCACTGAAACCATTTAGATGCAACCGACTGAGTGTATATAAACAACGGCCGGTCATACACCATTGGATAACGGTAAAACACGTAACGGGTCGGATCTGCCTGCCGTACGTTTTCAATAAATTGTTCGTCGGTTGTCCACACTAGACGCACACTACTATTTACAGTGTCAAAGACACCCAAGAATCTGAACGGAATCTTCTGAGACAACAGAGTAAATGTCGCATGTTCACTGGTATTATTAATTACTGCGGCGTAGGCTGCTCCAAGATTATCAGATTCAATCTCGCTCATTAACTGACCCATCTTGTACAGTTGTCGAGCGCCGTCGAACCGTGAGTCTAAGTCAGACAACTTCACTCTAAGCAAGTCAGCGGTACGCTTGGACTGCCCAACTGAACCGCCGGCTACAGTTATGTTCATGTATTTGTTACGCTGTGGCAGCGCGACAGTAGCATTAGCATGTTGACTTCCAGTAACCAACGTTGTGAATACTCCCTTGGTGCTACTCTCAGTGTGACAACCAGTGGTGGCCCGAATATCCGATAACTGTGGAAACTGATGGCAGGGAGTTGTCGCGCTTATGACCAAAGATCCGTAGAGGTTAGCCTCTTCGTTTTGTTGCATTTGAGAACCTCAAGGGTTATTGGTTATTAGTGTGTGTCTTGGTGCGCGGCTTGTCGTATGTTACATGATAGAACAGTACCGCCGAAAACATGAGCCAACTCAATTGGATTATCGATCTCAGAATTCACCAACAGGTATAGAACAGAATTCACCAGGGTCTCTATTCCTTCTGGAACACTATAGAAGAACGTGGAATACAACTCCGGACCAAAGGTTACCCAAGTGGTGTTAGCGGCTTCTATAGCGTCGTATGAACTGAGTACCAATTGATAGTTATAGATACCCGACAGTGGCACAATGTATAGCATGTAAACTATGGGGGTTCCCATCTTTGTCTTATCAAAGATAACCCATTCATAATTGGAGATCCTATCAAGACTATACCGTGTGGTATCGTCGCTCATGCTGCCGCCTTTTCCTTCACAGATTCTGGTTTAGGTTTCACATACGGGCTTATGTCCTTAACAGCAGATTTGATTTGTTCGTCAAGATTAGTAACTCCAAGTAATGGATAGTTGTCCTGCAACCAGCTACGCATGTCACGACTGCGCCACGGCTTAAAGATCATCTTCAATACCGCGCTTTGGCTGCCTTCTAAAATTCCTAGATCATCCGCGTCAGAAACTGCCTGCTTGATCTTTGACACAGCGTCAGGTAGCGACCAGTCCATCTTATACGATTGGTCATCACGTGCCGAAACTTCCATTTCAATTTCTGGTTCAACAGTGAACGTAACGTTGAATTCATCCTTGTAGGCTTTAGTCACACCGTAAGTTGCTTGATATTGCATGATATGGATGAACGGTATTGCTAATTCATACGGAACCATGAAATAATTTGCGTCGTGAACCATGCGGCTAAAGAACACACGTAGATCCCAATCTTTCTTAACGATCCCAAGTTTCTCCTTGAAGATTCGTAGATTCCGATAGTAATCTTCCATGGTAATACGTGAAGCCTTAACACCGATTTCACTAGCCAGTCCCTGTACTGGTGCATTGGAGCCACGCCGTACCTGCCGGCCAACGATCTTACGATCCTGAGTCATAGCCGCGTACAAATGGCGAATGCGCCCTATTGGACTATACACATAGTATTCATTCTCCGCCAACGATTGCATCGTCTCCGTCCAACGGGCACCAGCTTTGAACTCACTGAACATCTTATCTACAATGCCTTGTGCGTACTCGGTGCGGTCTTCTTCAATCAACGCAGTTAGCTGGACATCCAAAGCTTCCAGTTGCTTGTTGATTTCAAGCATACGTTTGTTGCTGGTTGTAGCCAACAACGACTCGTCATAGATTGCCCCGATCTTGGACTTCAAGTTTACCAAGTCGCCTTCCTTGGTGTCAACTCCGAGCGTTTCAGCACCTTTACCATACAACACACCGAACACAACCTTCTTCACAGCTTCACGCAAAGGATGGTTCTTATCTACTAGCTTACCAAAGAATCGGAGTACGTTCAGTATGTGAATGTCGCCCTTCTCTTTGATGGCCTTCCTATTTTCGTCAGATGGGTCCTGGATGAACGCCTTCCTAAGTTCCTGTCCTGCACGGAATGCCTCGGCCAATACCATGTCACCACTGGCTATTGACCACACCCTTACTTCGTGGGCACTGTAATCATAGCGTATCATTAAGTAGCCTTTCGAGGCCACAAACATACGCTTGATTAATTTGGCAAGCTTACCACGGGCTGGAATCTGCTGAAGACTAGGACCACGACTAGCTAATCGCCCTGTATCAATAACGTAGTAGTCAGGATTCAGATGGTCATTAGTTGCCGCGTCAAGATTAGTGGACATCTTCTTGTACCAACCCTTGACATACGTGCTCATAAGCTTGGACATACCCTGTAGGTCGCCGTACAAGCTGATGATCTTATTCTTATCCTTGTAGTGAGCCACAAACTTCTTGTCTAGCTGTGGTGCCCCAGTCTTGGTTTTGGTAAGTGCCTCTAAGCCAAGTATTTCAAGGAACAGCTTTTGCTTGTGTTCACTGCGTGTGAACTTGAACATCCAGGGCAGCACCTTAGTGCCAAACAATGAACCGGCTCTAAAACCTGACTGACGCACCAATTCGGCGTTGGCCTGTTTTACTTCCTTGTGAACGCTTAGTTCTTTAGCCGAACGCTTCAATTCAGCACGCAACGGGCTTTCTGATCCGAGCATGTGCTTTAAATACTTACGCTCAACCTTCGAACCGTCCTGCCGCAGATGGGATAGCTGATGGGCTGTGTCCGACATCTGGTATAGCATGTGACGCTCGAAATACTTCTTGAAATTCTTGCCGGCAATTGTGGCGACATTTGCTCTAGCTAACTGCTGGTGATAGATGCCTGTAATCGATACAACGTCAGTCGCAGCATACTCAAGGAAGCCTTTATCCGTGGGCGGTGTTGACCCGGTGGTCTCACGTTCAGCTTTCGAAAACACTGCCTTGTAGTAATGGTCGTTACCATAAGAACAATAGATGGGGGCTAAGCCACCGAACTTAGAGGGCTTTCCCGTTGACTTGTCAATCATAAAGGAGACAGCATTTAGCGCATGCGCGTTCTCATCCAAATCATGTTCACCGTACATGATCTCCCATACACGCAGCCATATAATAGGAATCTTCAATTCCTGTCGTATGACACGCAAGTCATACGGTCCGTTGAAAGTAATGAGCAATGGACCAGTTTCGGCCTTGAATCTTTTGCGCAGCTCTATCTTAATGTAACGGCGTTGAGCACTAGTCCAATGGCATAGTGGATGGTCGATGGGCAGGACATAACCAACGCTCTCATTGTGGTTGGTACAAAACTGAATGGTATAAATCTTATTGTGTAGGACACTAAGATTCTTAGTTTCAGTGTCAATGGCACAACGTTCGGCACTGTCAAACCGACGCATCAACTGATCAAACTTTTCAATCGTATCAACGTATCGTGGTTGAGCTTTCAAGCTGGACAGATCATGTGGATTCTTGCCCAACTGAAGATACGCTAAGTGTCTACACCAGAATCCCAACAGATTGGCTTGTGCTCCGTCCTTCTCAAGTAAACGCATGAAGTCAAGTGTAGACGTCACTTGCAAATTCAGATCATTGATCTTCAGCTTGTGTACCCAGCCTCGCTTATATTGAGGAAAGTCAATAAGTGGAAAACAAGCATGCATTGCCTCGTCACCACAAAACAAGACGTGAGTTGGCTTTAGCTTCTTGATCATCTTCAAGACACGATCTGCAAATACCAGTTCAGCTTCGCGTCTCTGTATAGGAGGCAAATGCAAATGCTTAAACGCGTTGAAATTCACTACAGCGTAGGCAGCGTCTGGCAGCGTACGGTTCTTAAGATACGGACGAGCTAGAGTGCGCGCATACTTCAAAGCGTTACGTACCGACGAGTTGACGGTACGATCGGACATCATTTCGCCAGCAGCCAAGTCACGTGCATCGACAGACTGCATGACAATCAAAATACGGCGCTTACTAATCTTCCAGTTGGAACAACGTTTGAGTATTAGGTCATATGGATTCCTTTTCTCAAACGCGTCAGTGCCTAGATCAAACTTAAAAGACATTTCTAGCATGGGAACCTGAACTCGGTGGTGTTGACTTGCTTATTTACCTTTGATCTTACAGGCGGAAACTAGTGTCGTCTGGATTAGCGTATGCCACATAGGACTTTACCTGTTGAGCAAATTTGTCACACGCATCTCTCAAGAAGAAGGATTTCATGTATTCTCCGTATTGCGTATACATTTTGGCCTTGTCCAGAAACTGATAGTTAGCTTCTAGCTTCTTGGTTATTGCGTCAGAATCAAGAGACAGCAGGTTAGTCCCCATCTCCTTGAACAGACCAACGAGTAAAGTGCGACCCTCTTCAGTGTATATAGACATCAAGTCAGCGTCACGGATACATTTCTGTACGAATGATCGAGGAACATAAGTAAATACGCCCTCGTGAAAGGTAGTGCAAGATATCGTGGCTTCTATACGCGCAGGTGAATACCCGTCAGATATAACACGACGAAACTCGTCACTGTTTATAAAGTCTATAGCACGTTTTACATTGAGCAGGTCGTTTGTCCGGCCGCCACTGTGGTTATGATCGTGGAACAAGGCAGCAATAGCTAACTCCCTCTTTCTTAGAGACGGATCTGCTGAGAGGGAAGTTTCACCCGTTGCACCAGCTTCATTAACGTAGCAGGCGTTAGAATAATAGACAACTGCCAGTTCATGATCAAGGTTATGGTACGGATTCAATTTATGAAATCCTGACTGGGCCAAGCTCAATAGTTGAACGGCTTTCCAACCTGGGAAGTATTGGTTAATAAGTTCACGTCCAAGACGGCTAGGGGAGAACGGCATCTTAATCCTTATTATCAAGTTAGGTAGATACGAATCTTTTCTGAAGCTCTAGTTATAGCAGTGTATAGATGGTTAGTCTTTTGATCTTGAAACACATGGGACTCATCGATTAACACAACTTCCGCCCACTGACTACCCTGTGCCTTGTGTATAGAACTGCTATAACCAAACGTCCACTTGTCAGTGCCTGCAATATCACGCCAGGGTGGATCAGGAAGATTAGTATCGAAATGATGGGTACTGCAGACCGTATTTACTATAAGAGGGCTGCCTTCACTATCAAATAAATCGAAGGATCTAACCTTGAAATGTAAGCCTTCGATGTTGGTTTGTTCCAGACCAAGCTCAGGCTTTCGATAGTCCTTGAGTTTCATTATTGGTTTTATCAATGGTGCGGTACACTGCCAGATTGTACCGTTCAATAACCCGTTGTTCTTATTGTTTTTAAGACACATCAATCGGTCGCCTTTAACAGGGAACTGTGTGTCTACATCATACTTACCATTGATGATGCGGTAGCGCTTGTTCATAGCTTCGCGGGTACGATTCATACCAACAAGTATCTGCTCAGCACGTTTCAACGAACCATCCGTAGGGCCACCGGTATGTGCTGCATAAACTCTAGAGTCGCCATAGCGACCGGGCTTGATTACTAAGCCCTGGCGCGCCCTAGTTGCTAAATAAATTATCGGGTTATCTTTGGCTTGCCGCTCGATGGTTTCTAACATAACGTCAGGAGTTGCCTGGGTGAAATAACCTTCACCCTCGATTGGTTTCAACTGCTTAGGATCACCCAACACCAATATCGATACACCGAAACTTTGTAAGTCTAAGGCCATCTCGGTATTGACTGTTGACACTTCATCAACGATTAGCAACGAACAAGTACGTAATGGGCTTTCATCATTAATCGAAAATCCACATACTTGTCCAGTATCCTGGTCAATGCGTGGTCGGTAGATTAATGAGTGAATAGTAGACGCGCCGTTACATCCTTTAGACAATAACACCGCAGCAGCCTTACCTGTATATGAGGCAAATAACACCTCACCACGAGTCATATTTTCCCCATTTTGAATGACCCAGGCGATCTCTTTGGCCATTGTCGTTTTGCCAGAACCTGCGAAACCAAATAGCCGAAATATCTGCTTCCTGTTCGTATCCTTGTACCACGCGAATACTTTGTGGAACGCTCGGTTCTGCTCATCATTCCAAGGAATATCAGGACGATCAATCGGTTCGTGTTTCTGGACGGGGGCTGTGGATCCAAACATCGCATCTTGCCGGCGGCGATCAACAGTCTTCACATTGTCTGATAGTGAAACAACTGGCGTTGGTATAGCAAACGGATCAACCCAGGATTCAGTTGTCACCGAATCATCTTCAGTATTGATGCTGTCAATTACATTCTTGACTACTGACGAATCAAAGAATTTCCTGGGAGAGTTATGGTATAGTGCTTCAACTATTTCGTACAGTAAAGAATAAGAATTACTCAATGCCGGTGCTATTTGGAACACCAGATCTTCGTCGTCTTTTAGCTTTTGCCGTAGGCCGAGCTTGTCGTCGGATTCCAGCATAAGGCAACAGGCAGCAAACACAAGGGAAGGACTAGCGTTCTCCCTGCATGACTCCTGAAGTTTTATGAATTCACGATTAGTGAGTTTGAGGCGTCGACTAGCCGCTTCTATGAGGGCTATGACACCGTTGCGGATTTTATTGATTTTCATTAGTTAAGGCGCAGGATTCCCACGCGCCGTCGTTTGATTAGTGAATTACTTTTGAGACCGGCAGAAATAGTGAGCTATGCGCGTCCATCTCTAAAGCCAGATTTTCTTCGTCGATATATTCTTCGTTAAGGTCAGCAGTCTGTATCGATTCCGATAGGCTGGACTTTTCGTTATCATCGTCTAACTGTATGTCATTTAAATCGCCGTCATTGCTATCCTCAACGTCAGTGATTCTAAATTTACCCATTGTCTTGAGTTCGTACAGGTGAATAACTTCAGTGTAGTCGTCTACCTCGTCTTCGTCCAAGTCATCGAGTACATCTGGAGGCGGTTGAACACATTCTTCGCGTTGAAACAACAAGCAGCGTTGATATTCTCGACTCATTAAACACGAATGGACGAAGTCATAAAACCTATCGGTGTATAGCTCGATGATGAACTTCAGGTCGGTCAATGGATCGTCGTCAAGACCAGACTCTTTACGTATCCGTGTACGATTCTTGTCAGATATCTCCGAACACTTGTGAACAAAGTTACCATACTTGACACGATTCTGGAATTCGCGATCGTAAGTCATAGGATCATCGATCGACACCAGGACTATGATCCGACTCAAGGCTGTAATAGTCGCAGTCATAGATAAACTCCTGCATTGTTACTTACTCACTTCCACCGTGATGGCCACCCAAATGACCCATAACCGCAGCATGTTCTAAACCCTCACCAATGGCTTCGATGAAGTGGACGACTATCGAGCCAGGATGCGGATGCTTTTCTTTGTCTTTGGCCTTAGCTGCTTTAACGCGTTTGATAGCGTAGTTCACGGCGCTTGCACCAATACCAGCCGTTATGTGCGCAGCTAAACCACCGGGTAAAGTTGAAATAGAAATCATCAATGCATGCTTGCCAAGACTCTTGACCGCTTTCTTTTGATGTTCGTCCATACTCTGACCATGAACAAGCGCGTTCAAACCATTGATCGCAGGCTTCATGTGTGGAAATGAACGATTCAGAACCTCAGCGACATGCTTGGAACCTTCTTTGAATTGTTTGGCTATTGCAGCCCTGTATTCCGATCCAGTCTTTGCGTGTTCTTCTGGAATAGGTGCAACCGGTGCTTTAGCCGCGCCTTCACCAATTGACTCGATGAACGCCTCTACCGAGTCCTTGTTCTTGTTGGCTTCTTGTTTCTTCTTGTAATTCTCTATACCGTAAGCAACGGCTGTTATACCAATATCGGCTACTACTTGGATGGCCTCTCCACCTATGTATTTACCGGCGGCCGACTTCAAAGCTAACTGTCCAAGTTCATGCAGCACTTCTTTGTGTTCGTGTTCCAAAGGCTTGCCAGTGGCCAAGTTCTTCAGTGCCCCTAGTGCATGAGTGATCTTTGGAAATGTTTTCTTAAGCGTGGACGCAATAGCCGGCGCGTTCTTGGTTAGCCCATCAGCTACTGCTTTTCGTTCAGGACTATCAGGCTTTAGACTGGCCTTGTCAGTAGTGTGTTCAGTTTCCTGACCTTCTTTTATTGCTTGGTCAGCATACTTAGAATTCGGATGTTGGTCGATGTATTCTTTTTTGGAGTCTTCAGGAAGATGTGTCCACCATTCGCTGGGCTCAACGTCAGAAGCGTCAGCCGTCCGTAGTTCAGCGGTAGCCAATAGACGATAAAGAGCTTCTGTTTTCATAATTTCCTCTTGGGTGGTGAGCCTCAGTTACGAGGTAGCCCCGGTGTTGGTTGTTTGGATAAAATTAGCCAGCCAACCAAACAACCAACACCAGAGTATTGTTAGAATCTACCCAGATGTAGTCCACCTCCTCCAACAAGTATGTAGATAACTACGATTACTAGAATCAAGCCGATAATACCTGAGGGACCGTAGCCCCAACTACGATTGTAGCCAAACGCTGGGAAACCACCGACGCACAGCAAGACTAGAATTATAAGAACAATTAGCATTGTAAACTCCTGGTTGTTGATTGTTGAACAGTTGCACTGTAAAATTCACCAAGTCACTTACATTCTGTTACACTCAATTGATCAAGGCAAGAAACCTGAGTGAACAACGACTGCCTGAACTCTTAGGTTCACGGGCCACTCTTGTTTGTATTTGTCCAACTTACCGTTGTAGATGTGATCCGATAGGGCGTGCACCGGGTCTGTCTCATCAAGATGTTCAGAATTGATGTACTTACCTTGATGAGCTATTAGCCGATCGAATTGTTCTTGAGTCTTGCACGGCAATAGAAACACTTTCATCGGCCCGTTCTGTGCACCGAATTCATCCCACATCAACAACACATGTTTTGCCAGCATTACAATTCCTTGAAATCCACATCGTCAATATCCAACTCTTCAGACGACTTAGGGCGCTCCCAATTTCCGATAGCCTTCTCTGGTTCACCAATCTTCCTGATATCGGTAACTGTGAGCCAATGTGACGTGTGTTCCGAAGGCAAGTACTTCGCCGGCTGGTCTTCAATGGGCTTCGCCTGCAATACTTCTAGTCCACTCATGTTGAACGTTGGGTTGTCTTCACAGTCCTTACTTCGCATATTTGAATAAGACTTAGTGATGGGCGACAAACAACCAAACCAGCGTTGTGGATTGTCCAAAGTACAGAAACAGTCTCCTACACGGACTTGATGCAGGAGACCGTCCAAGAATTTACCCTCACGAAAGATCTGTACGTCTTTGTCGTATTGACCTTGACGTGTTCCATCGATCGTGCATGTTGTCAGTTCATGGCTGTTGTTGCTGATGGTAACGACTGTTGAAGAGACTGGTTTCGACAGACCGTGGGTCATGATTTATTCCAACGTTAGGTTCCTTGTAGCCACTGTACTTATAACGATTAGTCTCCATGTCAGTTATGAAAGCGTCGACAAAGAACAATAGACTACTAAGGAAATGCATCGGGGCATCTGGGAAATTAAGAGATACCCATTGCTGGTCCAACTTGGTATTCGTCAATTCAAGATACGTAAAATGCTTGGACTCACCACGTTTGGGGTTCACAAACAATCGGGCACCATCTATGTGAAATGCGCCGGTTGACTCGCAAGTGAACCAAAAGCTTTCTGACCAGCTTGAATAGGACATTTTATAATCCCCGATTGTTGTTTATTTAGTTTTAGGTCTAAGTTCCGGCCATCGATACGACATGTGTTTAGTCAACCAGCAACGAGCTTTTCGATAGCCCGGATTAGAGGGTTCAACGCTTGCTCCGTATCCGTCGTTCACTCCGTTATAATACGCACATCGAGTACCATACACCATGAGTGCCGTGCCAATAATTATCAACGAACCAAGTAGCCAGTCACTCATGTAGTATCCTTTATTTACTTGGAGAACCTGGAAAGGAAAGACAGCCAGTCAGCCATCGATTCACGATTGTACATCTGAAGACCGTGCAGACTAGGATTGAATTTCGGAACCTGTAGCTTGGTTATGTAAGCTTTGTGCATAACCTGTTCGATATGATTACACTGAGTAGGGTCAGCGACGAAGGCACTACTAGCCCATTTAACTTCCGAACTAGTAACTGTAGCCACACCAGAGGTGATTGCATCCGCAGCTACAATGTTGAATGTCTCGCTGAACGAAACTTGGGCTACCAAGTCCATAGTCGATACCATGTCTTTGAATTTGCCGTGCGGAAACCAACGATGGTGGACTAGTTCATGTTGCGGGTAATGATTGAACAAGCGAATCAGATTGTGTAGAATCGGACCACCGTTCATTTCGATACGACCGCTGTTGATATGGAAGCGCAGTCGTTTGTTAATACTGGTCGCAAACTTCAAAGCAGCTATGGCCTGCAACAGATGGTTCTTTAACGGTCGAACGGCACCGAAGCAACCGACGTTGACAAACGGAGATTCTTTATCTATGTAGCCGACTTTGGGCTCTTCGTCGACAGGATAGTAGTTAGGCAACAGCACAACCTTAGCCTTAACTTCTTCTTCGGTCCAAGTAGGGTTCTCCAGCTTGACCAGGAATCGCGCTTCTTCAAGCATACGTGGCGCATTGCAACTCATTATGACATTGGGCTTACGCACGTACTTCAGCATCCAATCGAAAGCGATGCCTTCGTTGGCTAGGAACGGAGTTTCACTGTGGTTACGAATCACGAACTTCACGTTCGGACACACGCGAGTCAATTCATCGAATTTATCAGGTACTACCCAGAAGGCTTCGATAACTACAACGTCAGCTTTGAAGTCGTATAATGCACGGTGGATCTTGTTGTTGTCAGGGACATGCACAAGTTCAACCGGAACTCCAGCTTGTTCGAGCATGTTCTTAACAAATCGCGCACTATTGTACAGGCCGCTACTTAACGGTGTCTTCCCGTCACCATCGCCCCAGTCAGAACCCTGAATAGCTAGTGGTACATTGGTGGGACTATCGAACGGTCCAGTGTATGGGCCACTATGAATGTTGTCACGATACTTTAAAACAAAAAGTGTACGTGGGAAGGAATTGGTCTGCATTACATAACTCCGGTCAATGTAAGATAAACGATGTTGCCGCATATCAAATTGCAGACCGGTCCTACCATATTATGTCAGTTACATGTCAGTTAATCTTGTATATTAAGTCTTGTGGTAAGCAAACGTCCAGCGGTCAATAGAATTACCAATGTCCAACACCACCTTACCCGAATTCTTAGCAATAGCAGGACTCAGATACTTAGAGGCAGGACCACCTGAGAAGATCACCAAACGGTGTGGACAGGCACGCGCTTCGTCGATAACGTCTTCAGTTTGTTCCCATCGATTGAGCTCGATGTACTTGAACGGGAATTCACCGAACAGACGCTTCGTGTGTTTTTGCATGGAATCAGCAGTTCCACGATTACGGTGAATAAATAGCACTGATCCAGCAGTTTCGAACAAGTCTGCTTTGTAATCATCACTCCAGATGTTCACAAAGAAGTTGTCTAAGTATTGGTCACGGGTGTGAAAGTAATCGTAAAGCTCGTACGACTTTTGCGTTAGACCACTAATAGACGGCCCAAAGTGGGTACATTCATTGCCTGCTCTTTGCATACGGTTGAAGACTTCTTTGTACGTGATATTGTTGACACCCATACGGATACGCCAAGCTTCATCGTATGATTCAATCAGTTGATCTTCGGTGCCAGTAGCAAACGCGTTAGTACAGTCCTCAAGCAGCGTTCGTTCGCCGTCACCCATACGAACAGTGCTTAACGAATAGCCTTTGAGCAGTGCATCACCAACAAGATAATAGAATGAATAGGCTCCCAGTGTAATGTTAGCTATCCAACGCTGACGCTGAGTGAGTTTTTGAATAAGCATTGACTACTCCTTAGAAAAAGAAAAGGCGGGGTAAGGACAATGCCCGACCCCGCCTTTGATTAGTGCGCAGCAGCACATAAGCCAACGTGCTGAATTATGAATTTTGCAACGTGGAAGACCACGAAGCTCACACTAGTTATTACACCGACAATGAAAAAGAAACCAAGTACAAGACCTTTAAATGCTTGGGTCAGGGTCATTTTGGATCCCTGTGTTTCAATTGGTCCAGATAACCGATGATATCGAATGCTATTAAGTCTGCTGCGGTGGCCTTACGTAAAACGTATTCTGTAATCGAGCCGTGACGATGATCGGGGTCGTCATACATGATATTGATACCCTTCAGGAAGTCTTCCGGATTTATGTTACGTCGCTTACGGGTTATCCTTTCTGCTTCTTCCAGAATCTGTGACTCAGACACCTCAACTGAAGTTTCAACCCTTTGTGTTCCTTGCAATCTCACCATAGTCTCTCCTACTTAAAGATATCTGGGTTCACTAATGCAGAATTGACATTGCATGGTTAGCGTGTCCACTTAGTTTACCAATGAGCAGCACTAAACTCAAATCCTTTCTGTCTAAGGTAATCCAATACGTGGCTTTCTACCCTGGTGAGCACCCGTCCTTTATACACAGACATAGGTTCCTTTTCATACAGATACCAACCACGCCCATTTAACTTTGGGGGTGAATCAATCTCCTGGCATAGGATTAAAAACAATGATAAGTTATGTTCAGGGAAGTTGATCAACGTATGTACAATCGGTACCTTCCTTACTTCAGACAGATCCAACATATAGTAATCCTAAAACTGGTGGGCCTTATTGAGAGGTTCTGATTCAAGGGCTAAATAGCCTTCAGCTAATGTTTCATCAAGGAACACAGGGACGCCCAGGAGAGTTCCACATTCATCGCCATTCTTTAGACCGGCTCTTGTATTCTCGTCATAAAGATCACAGAAACTTTTAGGTACGGCTTTCAGGTTGTCGCGCCCAAATTGAAGAGTTCTAATCACAGCTCTATGTGATCTTGGGGGTATCCGCACCTTCACTACTTTGTGGTCTTCCTGCATTGCCAATTTCCAATTGGGGAGTAGGACCTGGTCACAATCGTACCTGAATTTTGTCTCTCTTGTCATATCTATTTCCAAATTCATATGCTAAGGAATATAATCTTCAAACCAATGGTGGGCCTCCCGTGAGTCGAACACGGCACCAACAGATTATGAGTCTGCTGCTCTAACCATCATGAGCTAGAGGCCCACTGTCTATTTACAACCCAAATTTATTCTTCCTCGACAGGCAATGAACCGTCATCAATCGCTGCCGAATAGGGTACACCATTGGCTGATGCATCAGCGGCGTCAAACAATAGAAATTCTGGCCGGTCATCAATCCAAATAGCCGGGTAGATACCAAACAAAGCGCAGAATTCTTTCTTGGCCCGGCGCTGTGTTGTTACCAACCATGGACATGCTTCTAGTACTCTGTCGTCCATAGAATCTTTTTCGTCTGGGTAGCGCATAGTAACTATGCACACACGAAACCCTGCTTCTTCCGCCTGCTTGATGAAGTTAATCCAGAACGGAATATTTAGGGTGATAGTGCCGTCATAATCTAGCGCTATGATAGGCTTCAGATCAATGTTCATACACATCCTCTATAGATTTAAACAGACGGTACAAAGCCATAATTTCTGGATGCTTGTACAGCCTATTGACATGGCCGCAATGTGGACACTTGAACAGGGCATCGTCTTTGTCTACACTCCAGTAGTCACCACCTGAACAGCCATGCGGTGACGTGTACCAATTCTTACGGTGGTATACCAAGTCCTTAATCTTGGTTTGTTTAAAACAAGGACCGCCTTGAGAGTTGTACGGCTGGGAATTACTCGGCTCACAAGTCACCAACGTATCACGTAGAATATCATCACGCATAGAAACTGCCAATGCTAGAGCCTTATTGGCACGGTCTATCTGACGTTGAACTTTCTGTAATGACGTTAGGGCCTTCATTTCGAATTCCGCAATGCTTCCAGGTCCAACATAATCTGATGGTCAATAGCCCTATTGATAGATTGACCTTCTATCCAATTAGGACCTTTGCAATGACGGATATGCCAACCTACTACGTCTTGGTCGTTATCGCCGTAGTCACAGGCCATTGTCTTATCGATAATCCAATTGAAACGCTGTTGGAGCAACCGCAGTTCCAATTCTACGTTCTGTAGTTCAATCAAACGAATGGCTACTTTCTCCAGACATGGGATCAGGTTGCTGTCACTAATCTGACGCCTAGCGTTTGCCTTTTCGATGTCTTGCACATACATACTAAACACATTGGGCAGTCTAGCGTTCCGCTGCTCGGTAGTTTCTTTTGGAGCACTTCCAGTCTGCGGGTTATTGTTTTCGTTCTCGTTCTCCATTATTCATCCTGATCTTTTCTAGCACCACTGATGGTGAACACGGCGTTGCTATTGATGTTGTCGATCTCAGTTACCCTAACAGAGTTTCGTGTTATCACTACTTGATCGTCAGTTGAATAACCCAAGGCTGCTTGTTGAAATGAGTCTTTGATTTCTTTGAGTTCAGGAACAGTCGGGTTCCAAGAATCGTCACCAACAGTGATATGGAAAAAGTGTCGTGACGTAGCCTCTAGCTCACCGGGAGTCGGCTGGCTATCGTTGAGTGTGTTCAAGCTACTACTAAAATCATTAGCGTCAAACAACAATGGATTGAACACAAAGCGGTAACTTCTATCGTACTTGTATTTTACTTCAACTAGATAATAACCGTGTAGCAGATGCGGCTCGTTACCAGTGTAGAATGGCAGACATACTGATAGGTTTACAAATTCTAGGTTTACATTATCGTCAGTCCACGAGATTTTCTGTGTAGAAAGTTCTTCATGCGCTTTTAGCAATTGGGATTCGGTGCGAACGGTACGCATGCGTTCTGCGATTGTACCCAGAAAATTAAAGTTTCGGTCAGACATGTTGAGTATCCGTTATTGAAGTTGTTAATTTAGGATTCAGCTATAACGAGCTTGAATTTGTTTACGTGGTGAACATCTACGCGTATGTAAGTGTAGCCTCGATAGCCAGTGCTTATCGAAATCAAGGATGGATAACTACGAGGGTAGCCTTCAACACGATCCCAGTCTACAGGATCGGATCTCCAGTAGTGTTTTACTGCCTGTACAAAGCCAGCTTGAGTACGGACCAGATAGAAGCTACCACAGATATGTTGGAAGTTATGGCGATTAGCAACAGTATCCATTTTAGAACGCAGCCAGTTAAAAAGGCACGAACGACCCATCATGGCCCTCAACTCGTGAATACTCGATAACGTTGCCTGGACCAGATTCACTAAAGACCGACTTAGCAAAAACTTTGTCACGCGTCATGAACCATTCAGTAGCACCAGTAGGCCACACGAGCCAGAGTCGGTCTTCGATCGTCGTTATAGTCTTGGCTGGTGTACCAATGTTTTGTAGATCAACACGCAATCTGGCATTCTTCTCGCGCAGTCGTGCATCGGTTTCCAGCGCGACGATCAGTTCCTCCCAACCCCTGGGCACAGCGGGCAAAGACTGTGTTTCATCTGCTGGTTCAGGTTTTACGATCTGTTCTACAATGGTTACAACTGGTTTGTACATTGCCAGTGCTGCAGTCCAATCAGCGCCCATCAAATTCTTTTCGTCAGTACCACCAATCCATTCGACTTCAAGTCCCGTTGCTTTACACAGGATTTCAATCTCTCCACACATAGCTGACTTACCCGAACCTACCTCACCAGTTACTACGATGGTGACCTTGTTTCTTTTTGTCGTTGCTACAGGCATTATCATTGCGGCTCCTTGGTTTTCACTTTTTAAGTCATAAGCTTTAGAATCTGAAGTACCCGAGTGTTCAGGGTAGTTTGGTAGACTAGACGTATCGTAGTCTACGTGCTGTAGCAGAGAGTCTACATCGGCAAGACTCAGGGCCCACATAAACAACGAACTACGAATACTTAGTAGAGGGGCGATAATTTCTTCGGTTTGCATGATCAATCCATTAATAAAAGATCTGGCTTTTCTGGGTATTATTTTCCAAACAATTCCTCAATTGTAGGGGCTTGGCTGAGCGGGCCTTCGTATCCATCTTTTCCACTATCTATTATAGTGGTGTCCTCAGGTAGTATTAGCATTGCATACTCTAGACAGGACCCGCTATAGCCCAAGTATTTCGCGTGAGCGAAAGCTCGTCTTATAGTTTCACTTAGTGACTTAATACTTTCTATTCGTATTTTATGTGCATTATTAGGCATAGGATCAATCCAGTATTTGGTGTTTGAAATCAACCAAGCAATATAAACTGTTAGTCTTTGTCTGCCTAGACTGAATTGAATCTAACAAGGTGTCGTAATCAGCAGAGGATACCCAATCACCACCATCAATTGTTGGACCATGGCACTTCCCATTTGGACATACCGTTGAACCTTTTCATCAGAAATAATCTTATTCATGTTCTTTCCTTTGGAATTTGATCTTCAGGATATTCCCATTTACCATCTGGAGATATCATTGCACCAGCTGAGACCCCAGTGTCTGGGCTATAGAACACTGAAAGCCCAAGAGGGTGCAAGATTTCACTATTGATACGGCGAACCAACCCACGCTTAGATAATTCGTTCCAGTCAATCTTTTCGTAGCTAGGTGTCGCTTCTGTCTTAGGTGCGTAGGCTAAATCGACCAGCTTTCTGAAGGTATCCCCATAGTGCTGTTCCATAGCTTGGAGGATATCCTGTTGTCGTTCGTCAGTAAGTTCCCTGAACCCTGTTATACTGGACCTAGGAAACACACCCTCAACAGTCCCTACCTTCGGGGAACCGTCCGCATTGAAACAATATCGACCACCCTCGCAACCTATATCAGAACAACCACCAGGTTTACACTCGATAGGGCCACCCGTGTGCTCGTGTTCTTCAAGCGTCGCGTAGTCCGTGGCTTGAGCATCGACGCTCGTGTTAGCGGAGGATATAGAGCAATAAAGAGGTTCCATACCGCTCGAGGCCTCGGTATTCTTGGGGCGCCATAACGTAACACGTGGCCTGGATTCGTAATTATTAAATTCGTCGGGGCGTTCATTCCACAACCATGCCGCTGGAGTTGGCGCTGTGTTAGCTGGTGGTGCGATATAGACAATGCGCTTCCATAACCGGTTTGGGATCATGTTGTATCGAACTCTCGGGATATAGATCCAGTGTCCAGCACAGTCCTGTTCCTGATAGATCGCCACCGACACCGCATCATCGCTAGTGCTAGCTGGCGGGGCGGCATTAAGCGCGCTTTGGTATGCGTGTCTTTCGTTCCCGTATCCAAGCGATAGACGCATATGGGCCAACATATTCTTCGTGGGCTCAACCGGTACGAGTTTCCATCCTTCGGGCACCGCTACCGGGGCTTGCGCACTGGCTGCATTGATCACGGCGAGCACTTCAATACACTCGCGCATGGTTGAACGTGAAAATGCTGTATTGCGCGGGTCTTGTGAATGGTGGAACAGCCGGGCCACCAAACCATCGATCTGAGCGTCAGTCATTTCACCTTCTCCAGGTTTAGACGATTGGCCTCAAGAATGGGTAATCCAGCTTCGGTAGGAACATAGATTACCTGACCGCCCTTACCTTCGCTGTCACCAAGTTTGTTGATCCACAGGTAACGTAGATACGCATCGTTACCCTTCAGCGAATCTCCAATGATAGCGTTAGCCTTGGCTACTCCATAGGCACGAATCACTTCAGCGTTAGCAAAGGATTGAGCACTCTCTTCTTTAGCCTTAGCGTCTTGGACCTGAACTAACTTACTGTAGTTGGCTTGTGCTAGTTCAGCCTCACCATCCATACGTTGCGAATACACTTTGTATTGTGGACATCCGTATAAGGCACCAGCAGCCAACACTACAATAGCAAGTCCTACGACACCAAGCATACTAAGAAAAGTTTTGTCTTCGATATTCATCGGTTGCTGCCTTTAATTTATAAATCTAAGAATTGTTTGTAGAAACTTTCGAATTCACGTTCACAATTAAGGATAACCATCTGTTCCTCGGAAGGGCGACCCTTCATTAACTTCCGACGTCGGCGTATCTCTTCAAAGTCCATGAGCATTGCCTTGTAGAATTCCGGGTCAAAGAAATCACGATTGCTCAACAACATGGTCTCTAGTCCTCAATTCTTTGACGTCACCTGCGTATGGATCGAAGGTATGTTCCTTCTTAGGACACATCATGACTGGGTGGCTACCGCAGCTTTCACAATCTACATCTATAGCCTTCCACAAATGTTGTGGATAGAATTCTTTGCAGTCAGGGCACTCAATGTCTATCGTGGATGTAGTGGTTTCCCATTCGTCCCATTCGTCAGGTATCTCATAGACCAACTTAACTACCGGTAAAGTAGACATGCAGTACCTCAAATCAATAAATTCCAATCCACCTAACACTATTCCGAATGTCAGGCAGGTTGGAACCTAGGTTAAAATGCTCCAACTGTCAATTGCCAAATTGCAATATTGACTTGTTCGTGGTTGATTTAGACCAACCACAAGTCCTCGTCACCGCCGTGCAACATGGAGACGGCCAAGTACGGTGACGGCCAATGGAGACTTGGTCCGCCTGCAAACCTAAGCTAGTATATTTGACCACCGCGCTCTACGTTAGTTACACTGGTGATGACTTCGTGTAAGCCGTGACCCCAATGATTGGGCGTTTCCCATTCGTTACCGTATAGCGGGTTGTTCCATTCAAGTGGGGAATCTTTTCTAAACATCTTGCTGTATTTCTTGACACCGTCACCGAACATATTGGGACCTTCCTCGGTGTACGGTTCAGGCGCCAAATGTTGATCGTAGAAACTTCTAGCTTGTTCAGCAGTATCGAATGGTCCAAATTCTTGACAACTCTCTACGTTGCTCATCATTGGATTGAGGACCAATACGTACTTGTATTTGATATGGCAAGTACAAACGAAAGTGCTCATAAGTCATTCACTCCTTGGTCATTAGTAAAGCCGTCAATGGTTTGGAACAACAACGGGATGTCACACGCGTATAATCCACTACATTGAAGCAATTGTAAAGTTGCCATGCTACAGTTTTCCATTGATTGTTGGTGCCCCGTGCCCGACTCGAACGGACGACTTATTTCTTACAAGGAAATTACTCTACCAACTGAGTTAACGGGGCGCGCCGGCCGCGCTACACTGCTTATTTACTATTGACCCTGGCTTCGTTGCCGTCACGAGTTCCACAGGTCCATGCTTCAGCTTGAGACCCGACAGTAGTAAACGGATTTGGATACACTCTGTTTTCGTAAGCCTTACTGTATCCTTCATTATAGGCAAAGATCAAAGCCTCTAAATGCCACTTGGTCAGCATCGGCCATTCAGGTTTTGGCTGATCGGTGGCTCCATCAGTTTCATCATGTAGATTGATTAGCATGAATGTCATGTTTAAGTCCCAACATAAATGAATGGAGTCACTTCATAGGATTGTGGTTCAGGCTCGCAAGTGTAGTCCACAGTGAGCTCCAAAGCAAATTCATGGACCTTGATATCCATCGCGCTCATGCTGAATATCTTCTTGTTCTGACTGATACGTTGAAGCAGTACGTTTCCTAGCGGAGAGCTAGCGAAGTCACCTTGCTTCTTCTTGAATCTCTTGAACAAATTCTCGTAGCGTGGAATGATCCGCTGCAGATTGGTTCGTTGTTGAATAATGTTGGCTAACGATTTATTCAATGCCGATATAACAACAGCTACCGGATCATGGAATCGTATGTCGAAGCCATAGTTATTATTCTGCGCCGCCATATCAAAGACTTGTGCATAGGTCTGGGTGACTAATTCCTTAGCCTTGTCTCTGAGCACAACGTCGGCAAACTTACGGACACCTGTGTTATCGTAGAATTCACGGAGTTCTGGATTACTCAAGGTTTCGTAAGCTTCCTTTATCTTCTTGAACAGAATTCCAGATTCTAGAGTCCCACCATTACGATCTGGATGGTACTTCATTGACGCCCGACGATAAGCCTTCTGAAGTTCTATAGGTGACGCATCCTTAGCAACACCAAGGACCTCGTATAAATCGTCCGATTCTGGATTGGGCTCAACAACGCTGTTTACCACTAGATCGTTGGTCATAACATCTTTGATTAGTTGATCGGATTAAATCGTTTTGTGCCTATTCTTCGATTCGTATAAAAACTAACGCCTCTATTTGACTAGTGTCAGGAGCATCTTTCACATTCCAGAGAAGACGCCAAGTGCCGTCTGGGAGTTTGTCTAGATGAATAAACTCTTTAGCTACACTAGGTGTTGCAAACTTGGAAATTTCTAAAAGGACGTTAGTACCTTGGAGTTTGATAGCCCGTCTTACCATTCATACCTCTTCCAATTGTTCACGGTATTGTTCCAACCATCGGCGTTCTTGGATGGTCCTGCCTTCGCCTTCGTTCATCCAAGGATAGCGACGAACGTTGCAGCAACTAGGACAGCTACAGGCCGCAGGATACTGTACGACCTTACCTAGAACGTCTTGGTCCATTTCCTTACGGCCTTTGGGTATAAGATCAGTCCTAGGAGTCCACAGTATATGACTTCTACCGTAACCCCAATAGTGCTTACGCTTGGACTTCAGACGGTTGACATGATGACGCCTTACCGAACGATTGAACTTGTCCATTGGAAACTCCAGCAGATACGCCTGTCGGTGGTCCGACAGTATTAACGTACCGCATCTTAGGGGAGTTTTTAATGGACAGTATATAGCAGCCAGTCATATGAATGTCTCAGTCTGTATCTTTGGGTATATCCATCCAACGCTTGGGTTGAATAGAACTTATTGACATACCGTCGTCAGCGCAGGTCAGAATGTTGCCGTCGATAGGACATAGATACCAACCGTTGATTACAGGACTTCCCCAATTGCGCTGTTCAACAAAACAAGCTGTGCCTTCGTTGGTTAGGATGACCCGATCCTTAGGTGCATTGGCTATATCTTGCCAGGGATTGGTGGTCAAGACTGCCAGATCCTCGAAGAATTCTTCACAATCAAAGGACATGATGATCTTGCCGCTATGATCTTCGTTGTATGATAGGACGCCTAGCTGTACGTCACCAGATTGTTTGGCTTGGTCAACAGAGTTTTTAAAATGTGGTATTGCTGCTAGAAGATTGATACGGGCTTGGTCAATACGATTTTTGTTATTAGTCTTGATCATAAATCTTCCTTTCGATCGATAGAGATATCAGCGACTTTCGATACATCAATCTTGAATTGCCTGGCTATACTCTCGGCAGTAGGCCAATCAAAGCCAATCATAATCACAAATAGATCACTCCCGTACTTACTAAGTATGTACGAACCACGACTTTTGTTGTAACTCTCGGGTTCTTCACCAGTGAAGCCTTCCAAGTAGTCAGAGACGTGACCACACATAGCACGCATGGAATAATCACGCGGATGGTAGGCTATAAGCTGGTCTTTGTAGTTGAACCAGTCGTACAGCCAAGTACAAGCTCTGAAGAGGTCCGTGCGGTTGAAGTTTTCAGCGAATACTTCTTGAAGTTCTTTCATGACATGTACCTTGCTTTGTTGGTTTTACTTCTTCGGTGCTGCCTTATCCGGACCCGAGGAGAACGTGTTATCTACACTGACTCGCTCTGTGACCTGACGCTGACAACGCTGTACATCAAACCACTGTGATTCACGTACTTTACCTTCACCATCAACCGGCGGGACCAAGAGTAGCTGATCGCAGCCAGTGATATATTTAACTTGTCCGGTAGCAACGCCAGTAAAGCCAGTGATTGAATCCCGAAAGGTGTGTCCTAGATTGTCATTTACCATTGTTGATCCGTTAGTTGGTTGGTAATACTCGACTAGGTCCACACTATTTGATTGGCCTGTATCCAATAGTGCGATTTACAGGGTAGTTGTTGATTACCTATCGATGGATGTAGCGTGACTGTACCATTCAACATTGAGAAGGTCCAACTCTTGGATCCGCGTATAGGTGTTACAGTTTCAGTCCCACAACCGCAGGCACACAGATGGATAGCCAATCCGTATTTCTCAGACACGTACAGAACACCGGGCAGCATATCATTGTGTTCTGGCATCTGTTTTACGAACTCAGGCGTTACAAAAGTTACTTTATCAGTCATCGTAGTGAGCACGCCACAATTTTCCAAGATCAACATCGTTGAGGTACACTGACGCAGTTATACGGTAGTTGTCGTACTGACTGTCATCCATGTCATCTTCGTACAGGAACTCATCAGGAGCGAATGCACGTAGCGTCCTAACTACCTCCGTGTAGTGTGTTGAGTCATCGTCCATTGCCCTGCATATCTCTTCATCAGTAAACAAAGGCAACGCTTCAACCAGGTTAGTACAGTGATCAGCAGCCTTGAGAGTCACTGGCATGCCGGCCGGCCGCACTAAGTCCGCTGCGGCGGCGGCAAACTCTGCCATGGTGGTTATCTTATGCATAGCGAACTGTGTCCGATTAACGAAAGCAACACTGCGCCGGTGGTGATGGCGCCCGCCGCGCCCACCACGCCTATCACTACCAGCCACACTATCTCTTTAAATGGCATTTCCGTAGCTCCTTTAAGTGGACCTAGTGTCAACGGACGTGGATCACTGAAGTAACACAAAGTCTTACCAAGAACGTAAATTTCCTTGCGCTTGTGATTCACAGCAAAATGCAGGACTCCCATTTCAAGTCTCCACGTGATATTTCTTTATGTAGAAGGTGTGACGGTTAGCACTGAACTGAGCCAACGGGGCGCTTGCAAGATTATTGAATTTAGTAGTTTCAGCTATGTTCACGCTGTCCTCGCGTACACAACATACGTACATCAGGTCCTTCATCACCAATCGAATGTCAGCCATCTCTTTGATTACATCAGAATGACTATATCGTGTCGGTAATTGAGAAGGGAACACCGTGTGTCCTACGACCTTGCTATGTTTTAGGCATTGGTTGTGTACTGAGTCATTGATAGCTTGATACATATGTTCTGCACTAGCACCCAATTCTAAACCAAGCTCCAACATTTCCTCGATCACTCGTTGGAATATAACGATTGGACTTCGATTATTGTTTTCTGTTATCTTGTCGACTAGTTTACCAATCTGGTTTGGAGTAACTGTTGGACTGGGCTCAACAACGAGCTCGTTGAGTTGTTTTCGTAGAATCAATGCTTCGCTAGGTGTGAATGTTAACTCGTGGGTAGCCGATAAAGTTATGTTGCCGTTGTCTTTGAGCGTAACAGAAATTGAGGGCTTGTCTTCGGTGGTCATACAATCCCCAGTGCACTCTTTGCGGCGGCCAACGGAGTCACGCCAGTACCGATGCGAGTCGGTGCTTCGTTCCCATGGTCGTAGACACCGGCATGCCAGATGTCACCTTCGAGGGGAGTCAAGGCAATATTATGTTCTAGCATCAGTGATTCCAACGAATGAGTTATTTCAGGAACTTCACCGTCTTCGAACTCGTCAGTACCTTCAGTACCTTCATCACCTTCATCACCGTCGTCTCTAGCTGTGCACTGACCAATTTCGTCGTAATCAGATTCAGGACGTATTTCACCGTCAGCCTTAAGAGTGTATTCTTCATTATCAGCTATTTTGAAGTGGGCATCAATCGGGTTCAGATAAGTCGGGTCTATCGACAAGCCTTGCTCACGGATCATTAGTGCAAGCTTTTCCAGGATAGGAGCGCTAGTAGCAAACATATGAGTACGCGTTGAACTGGTGATTCCCATGTTGGACAACGTGATGGTAAGGAACAACGACGTGTAGATATTGTCGCCTTCATCTTCCGGGATTCGATCTTCACGTTCGAGATTGAAATAGATGCCACCATTGTTGAAATGTTGGTAAACATGTCCAAGACTAGTGGTTACCAAAGTACGTTTCGAATCGCTCATGCTGTTTCTCCAAAGTGAATGATTAAGTGTTACGCTGTATATTTACTTACAAAGATGCGGACCGAAAGTACCGCACACGGAACAGGCCATACGTCTAGGTACAATGCTTGACGTCTGAACTACCGGGTGCATCCACAGAGGTCGCGGTTGAATCAGAGCTCTAATCTTACGCTGGTGAATCTCAGTAGCCAACTGTATCTCTTCCAGGGCGGCTATGAACAAAGCAAGCGGTGGTTGTTTGTCAGTAGACTGCATCATTTTGGTAGCGTGTTTATTCGCTATCTTCAGTAGCTCTTCGTGTGGAAGTAATAGGCTTTGCATAGTTCTCACCGTAAACTTTCAAGATTTCTCTGGCGCCCAGTCGCCCACAGAATACACCTATCCCGTCACCAGATAGTACAATCTTATGGCCATGCCATAGATAACCCCGGAGAACATATTCGTATAAGTCATCGTCAGTTATTCGAATCCGTTTATCCGGCGAGATTTTCTCTAGGCAATTGGCTAATTTATCCAATGCATTAGTGTTGTGCCGGTTGCCGGACAACACTTGATCTGGGCTTGTATTCCCAAACTTAGCGACCTCAACTACTATCGCTTGTTCTACTGTGTCCAATATTTCATACATGCAGAATTCAGCATTAACTTGAGTATCAATGTCATCATACAGGCGTCCGGGTAGATGGTCGGTCATAAGGTCCGTTGTAGGCAGTTGCTGTGGTTGCTTGTTTTCGTCCAACACCACTTCGTGCTCAGATACATCATGAACAAAGGATAGGATCTCGGTATCACGCCATGCTGCTTTGATTTTGCACATTGGTGTTTGATCAAGAAGCATGAATGTCATCTGACAATAGTTCTGTAATCGATCTATATCCAATTCCGCGACAGTACCATTACGAATGGCTCTGATAACTCGCATGACGTTCAAGCGATAGTTCATTACGTAACTAGCGTGTTTACGATCCTTGAAAACATCGGTACTCGGTTTCTTACGCGCCTTTGATTTGCCGGCCATGATCCTTACCCCATTGGGTAATTTGTGGGCTTTCTACATTGATGGTCATGTTTACGTAGTTCATAGGAATCACCGGAGTAACGTAATAGTCCATGTATGTGATGTTCAGCTGGTAACGAAGTATCTTCTTTGAAATCCGGCGGGGCCTATGTGGACCAACCTTGCGGTTATGGAATTCCACTTTTCGGATTGTGCCCTTCTCTTCAGCGTCTCCATTAAGCCGCTCCTCAATGAGAAAGGATCTACCAGTCTTGTCCATGACCGTGTCTATAATTGACCAAAAGCCACCGACGCTATAATCAGAGATGCTCCCTTTGTCTCTCGTATTTTTAATACTGTCCATGAACTCGCTTATACCTTCGAGCAATTTTGAACACGTCGATTGGCTAGGCTGATCTGAATACAGACTGTTGTTGACAGCAGACTTTATTGATTCGATAAGACCACGTACGTCTTCACTTACTTCATGAGGCTGACCGAGATTGATACCGTCCGCATCCATGTGATCTCCAGTGGGACGAAATGAAAGCACCCCTGTACAAGCGGGTGCTTGAGTTAATGTTCAACCGTCGAAGTCTTCATCGGTACTGTGCGTGTCGATCGGATCAGCAGTTAAGCGTTCCTCGATGGGCTGGCGCACCTCACCGTCTTCTTCAACCCACGGTTTCAGATTAGCTGCGTCGACTTCATCTTTGACTGTAACCTCATCCAACGAATGTTCGACATCCAAGACAGCTTCTTGTAGTTCATCTTGTTTGTCTACTTCGTTGACTTCACTTGCCTGATCAACTAGCATATTGATTTCAGGCTGCTTAGGTTCGAACGGCTCCGTCGTCATGTTTACCGGCATCGTATCGATGGACCACACCGCAGGTTTGCCCTGAAAGTCATAGTTGATATAGGGTGCGCAAGTGGACCGATGGACTTGTTCCTGGCCTTGGAATCGGAACACACAGGCCGGATACAGCTTGAGGAATTCAGACGGATAGAACTGTTCATCGTCAACATTCCAGATTTCAACCGGTGCTGTTATTGACGAAGGCTGCGGCAACTTATCTTTCAGGGCGCTAACTACGCCCTGGAACAGAAAGTCCTTAACTCGTTGAGCCTGAGGCAACGCGTCGTAAGGAACCATCGCCGGGTTGGTTTTCAGTTCTTCGTTCTTAACCTTACCGTAGGTCCAACCTTCGGCTTGACGAACACGCAGCCAGTTCTCATGCTGTTGTTCGGGCGTTGTATCAGGATAACGAAGCTTGAACAGTACACCGTTGACCATTGACTGTCGTTGAGCGTCTGTGGTCTGAACCCAGGATACAGTGTCTTCACCTTGACTGTCAACGTAGGCTTGGTTGACTTCATGCGCAACACTGGCAATCGTTTCTATAGTAATGGCACCCTGCACGTTGATATACGACACTGGATCCGTGTCAGCGATTAGAATGTTGAAACATTGAATGCTGTCGTTCGTGGTCGTTACTGTGTCCTCACCGTTGCGAATTGCCTTGGCAAATGTTTCGGCTACACTCTGCAGCACTTCTTGTGTCGGGTTGTTTGCCACTTGAATATGCAACACGCGTTTGAATCCTGGGTGTCCGTGTTGGACGGTATCAGCAGGCATACTTTCTTTAGTGTTCACACGCGGTTCAATGCTGTCCATATTGATGCTCCTTTCATTTATTTAAGATCGTAGAAATCTGAAGCTGTTGGTAAGTTTGATTCACCGTTGTCGCTGAGGATTTTCGATTGTTGACCATCTACCTCTGGATTTGCCCGACTAGTTAAGGGCATCCCGTTTGGGAGAGTTAATGGAACGCCAGGGGCTGGACGGTGGACTTCGGTTACTTTCGTTTTCGATGTCCCTCCTTGGAGTATAGTCGCTCCTTTCTGATTTGGAAATTCCGTGTACATTGTGGCCAGTCGTTTCTCCTTAGCTTTTCGTTGTTGATATTCGTACGGTGATTCCGGTTTGGTTTTCATTTCACGTATCCGTTGTTACGCAATTTATTTACTATGGGTGGAAAAGTATACGCTGAGCGTATCATCCATTATACTAATTGTTCTGCATTTTATTTTGTTCACTAAATCTGGCAATATTTAGTGAACCTAGAAGTAGAAGCGCCTTACGATTAGACGGGTTAGATCGCCGCTCCGCGGCATTGTAACCAAGGATAATCAGTCGGGATCAGAAGCGAAGTATTGGGCTGGGACAAGGATACCGCCTTCGGCGGTAACGCGTCCACTCCCAGAACGGTTCTCGGAAAAACCACCGAGAACCTTTTCTGTGGAGATGGACTCTAAAACCCACCTTAGAGGCAGTAGTAAATAATTGGCAATATGGCGTCGCTCTTTTATATTATACGGGCATATTGCCATTAATTGACCCTATCTCAACCCAATATAGGGCGCTTCTACTTCAAAACTATGAAAACCCAGTCTGATAGCACTTATTCAATCAAAGCAAACGCGACACTAGTGAAATACGCGAGTGTTCTACCGTCTACTGGAAAGACACGATGGGCTATTAAAGAATTGACGAAACGAGTTAAGAATCGTACTGGAATCACATTGTATGTAGCACCAACACTTCAACTACTCGAAGAAGTCCAATCAGCAATCTTACTATCCTTGACTGGTCTACAAGCTAGACGAGTGTACTATGTGAAATCTGGTGAGGGTGAAGACCAAGTAGCTAGACAGATAATCACACTGTTGAAAGGTGGTAGGAACAATTATGGTATGACTGTCAGTCCATGTGAAGTAGGATCAGTTATACTGTGTACACATCTAGGTTTCCTAAAATTACCACATGGGTTTCGAAAGGTAATCCAGTCTAACGGAGACATCACACGTGTTCAACGAGTTGCTCGACGAGACCAAGTATCTGTTATCTTTGATGAAGCTCGAAAATGTAATCTGAAGAGCAACAACTTCACAATGCCCTACGGTGTCTTTCAACGGCTTACTGAAGAATTCATCACCATTCATAACTCGGTTACGGATCCTGAGAAATACCTGAGACTCACACCTAGAGAAACATTGACTGGTCGACGTAAGACTCTGAACACCAAAAGATTCAATGCCATATTCATGGATGAAGACGGTAAGACCACCAAGGACATGGAACGCATACGTGACAAAGTGAGAATACTAATGCACACTCTGTATTCTTCGTCGATTCACATGTATGTGACCACGTCAGTGGAGGAAGATCCCGAGGACAATTCAAGACTGTACATAAGTATGCATACGGTTCTGGTGCCTTATGAAATCTTCTCAGGTTGGAAAGACGTGATCTTGTTGTCTGCCTTCTTTGAACAATCTCAGATGTATCACCTACTCAAGAGTTGTGACGTGTCGGATCAGTACCCGCATGAAACCAAACGTGACTGGAAGCGACGCATTACCAGTGCCATGAACAGGGACATAAATTCTTGCGTTATACTTGAGGACGTTACGGATCGAGTAGTAGAAGCTGGTCGAATAGACCAAGTCAAGAAACGATACGCTGCTACCACCATAACTTACATAAGTCCTAATACGTCATTCGGTCAGCGCCATCTTAAGACTGGTGTGTTGGTAAGTCCAGAGGTATACAAAAAGTTTGGTCTGTCGTCTTTCTTCAAACAGTACAAGGAACTGGCGCGTAGACGTAAGATCAGTATCGACAAAGGTACAAAAACCAAATCTAGATTGTTACCTTTCCGCTTGGCTGCTAGAATTGCGTCTCATGTCAACATCAACGATACTGAACATGAGATTGTTAAACATATCAAAACATTGCCGGACCTGTACATCAAACACACACCGCTTCAGTATTATTGTAAGGCAGCAGTCACCATGAGCCGCAACTGGTTGAAACGTCAGAACATAAATCCACAACCAGTGCCCATCACGGTCAATGTTGGTTCAAAGAGCAAGCAGTCTGCCTTTTGGAAGAAGGAAGTTGTCAAGGTGGTTAAGCCTGGACGCGACGTTATAGAGATGCCAGTCATGTCCCAAGGTTTGAATTGTTTTATGTCATCGGATACTATTGCGTTCCTTGCCACGTTGAACCCAAGTCCCGAGATAGTAAATTTGTTTAGACAACTATGTCCAACCTACAATCCAACGTTTGATCACACACTAGATCAATGCATACAGTCAACTACCCGCTGTTCGATTCGTGACACAGAATCTAAGACCAAGCCACTAATCATCGTTACTGATTATGCTATGGCAAAGCTTGTTCAACAACAACTCGCGGGACTCCCGAAGATTATTCCACCGGAGCGACTTGGTGTTATTCCTATGGACCCCATCTTCTATGTTACAGAAGAAGACCCTGAAGAACGTAAGGCTCGTCGCAAGAAGCCAGCAACTAAATTGAAAGATAAGATATATCGTGAGTCAACCGCTGCGTGGCGTGCCTATCTGCTAAAGAACAGTGCCAGTACCCGCAACTACAGCAACATGCTTTCAAACATAACCAAACTTAAGAAGCGAGACCCAGATTCACCGAAGCTACTAGCTATGGTTGATAGAAAGAAAGAATTGTCTGCACAACGTAAGATTGATATTGCTCGGCTCAAGCCACTTTTCAATGCTGGTAAATAAGTATGGAAGTCAACAACGGGAAGTCAACAACGGGAGCAAACCAACCATGAACAGCACTAACAAGCCAAAGACCGATCCGTTATGGGAACCACCAAAGTCACTATGGGCACCGTATCTAATGGAAGGAGTATTGACTGGACCTACTGGACCAACAGATAGTTTGTCAGCAAAAGAAATATACAATAATATCATGGCCTTGAACGATGAAATGCTCAAGCAAGGGCTACCTCCTCATGTCCATCCGCTGGTGGGCATCCGCTTGTTTAAGAGTCCGTGGGCTACTCGACCGACAAACAAGCCGAAGGTAGTCTATCAGCCGAATTGGTTGACTCGCTGGTTTCCCAAACGGTACAAACAACGGAAACAGACACTCTTGAACAAAGCGTTTGGATTCATTCAGGAACCATGTGTCTTCGTCGTCAATCCGGAGCACGTACATACGCATCCCTCGTTCAATGCGCCGACATGGCGGGCGGCACCCGCACCGTATATTGTGGCGCATCCACATCTATACCAGGAAATCAAACAGCTACTTGACAGCCAGAAATTCGACGAAGCGTTGGACGAAATCCACAAGCGGAATACTTTCAGTAGGCCGTAAATACGTCAAGTATTGTAAATTAAGCATTGGAGATTGTGAATGGCTTATCATATAGAAGAGGGTGCCCCTAAGCTAGACGAATACTACCGACACTACAAAGGCGGTGTCTATAATATCGTTGGCGTAGCAATGGACGAAGAGACGGGTGAGACTCGAGTCATCTACAAGAACTGGTCTGGTCAAATGTTTGATCGGTTGCTAACCTCTTTTAATAAATCTGTTTACGCTGACGACGGTAAGCACCTGTTCCTAAGCCTAAGATTCCGATTGATCGACAACTTAGAAGCCTTGCAAGACCAGCAGATATTCGAACATAGTCACGGACTTGAGAGAGACTAAAATGTACGATAGCACGCCACCTGAAGAGTACATCGAGCAAGAACGGCTCGATAAACTTGGACCTAAATACGGTGATGAGTACGACATTTACCAAGAGGATGACGATGAAGACACAGACAGGGACGATAATTCTGAAGGGTCAAGTCTATAAACACTACACTGGTAAATACATAAGAGTAATTAAGGAGGGCACAACCAGAGTCGCAGCCGTAGATTTGTTTACAGACGAATACATCAGTATCAGTCGCCAGGAATTCTGGAACACCCGAGAGACTGTAGTCTACACTGGTTTAATGCCATGCATCTATCAGGTATACACGTTGCAGAACTCCGTCCAAGTATTGAAAGCTCGCATCAAACATCGATGGACCAATCTATGGAAGCGTTGAACCCATGAATCTAGTGGTCTACATCTCAGAGGATGCTAATGTCAATTATAGATATTGACGAAGCCTATGCTTCGTTGTCTGATCCAAATTTTCAAGGACCGTTGTATGTGATCTATACGCGTCCCGAGGTTATAACTAGCTTGTGGACAATTCCAAATATTATTCCGAGTTACAACTCCGAACATGACCCTATAGACCCAGTCACATATGTCCCACAGTCACAACCAGAACACGTACAAGTAAGACCAGTAAAAGTTGAGATTGTAATTCCATTTCATGACGATTCGATAGTGCTTCAAGAAGGTAATCCACCTATCGATCTTATGCAGCAGAAATCTAGGCTTGAGATACTATTCAGCCCCGAGATTCGCGAGCTAGCTCTTGATCAGCGTCTACAATTTTTAAATACTGAGTTTGCTGAACAGATTTTGGCGTTGCCTGAGAACACTGCTTTACTCAAGGAACGCGAAGAACAGAAAGCCTACTTTGCCAAACGTTTCTATCATGGACAACCTGAGTCAGATCTACATACATTTACTGACCAGTTGGACTATTTGCTAAGTGGGGAAACAAAGACTCGATACGGTCATTATCTAGACATGACCCTCTACTGGACTCCGAGAAAATAAAATAGGATTTCTAGATGGAAGCATTAGGATTAGGAGATCTTCATCTTACTGATAGTAGTGGTAGCGGTGGCCTATCAAAGTACATTCAAGATCCCGACCAGATGGTTATCGACGAATGTAACAAGGTTCTGCAGTGGGGACGGACTAAGGGCATCAAGAACGTGATTCAGTACGGGGACTTGTGTGATGCTCCGCGTATGAGTTACAACGCATTGATTGCCCTGTCTAACTTCTTCAGCCAGAACGATGACATGATGTTCTATGTTATCTTGGGTAATCACGATCTGTACGGGAAGTCCCCGGCCACTGGTCATAGCTTGGAAGTATTGCAATTGCTCTACAGCAAGAACAACGTGCGCTTCTTTACCAAGCCCAAGACTATAGACATTGACGGAGCACGTGTCCGCTTCTTGCCCTACCCACATGAATCGTTCGATAAGCAAGCGTTGAACGTGTATCACAAGGAAGTGTACGGCTCCAAGGGTGATAGCGGCCGTGCGATGACTGATGACGGGATGCCTAAGTCAAAGGCGGTTGTCGTAGCCGGACACTTACATACTAATCATCGAGTACGCAACACTTACTACAGTGGGACCTTGTATCAGAATAACTTTGGCGAGTCAATCCCCAAGTATTTCCATCATATCGATTTCATCAATCCTTTGGAATACACTATTGAGTCGGTCAAGCATCATCCGAAGTACGTGCTACACAACGTAGTGATAGCCAGCCGGGCTGATCTCAAGTTGATTCCCAAAGGCGAGACTAATCTAGTCAAGCTTGTGATACAAGACGGCGCTGATGTGAGTGCGCAAGACTATGCTTCTCTTCCTAACATCGCGATAATCAAGAACTTCAAATCCAAGGAAGATCTGCAGGCAGTGTTGGCTGAAGACTTAACCGAAGGTAAGGAGTTAGTGATTCGTACCGAAGACTTCTTTCGTGTTTGGATCAAGGCTCTTGACGTAGATGAAGAGATGCGTCGGCGAGTTCGCCAAGTTCGTAGGCGTGTGCTTGAAGCTGTACCCTAAATGGAGTGTACGTATGTACGTGTATGGCCATGAAGATCGAGCTCAACCTTTATCGGAGCGGCGCGTTCCCAATGCCAGAAATCAGCCCCTTATGTCACCGGCCACATCGAGACACCTGTTTAAATAAATCTTGACCAAGGAATTATCGTGAGATCACATGTAATAGGTGTAGCCGCAGTGTTGTTCGATGACTTGGGTATGGTTCTTTTGCAACAGCGAACTAAAGAGCCTGGAAATGGATTGCTGGTGTTGCCGGGTGGTTCGCTTGATCAACCAGATCCTTGGGCAGGTATCAGCAAAGAACTCATGGAAGAACTGGGTTTGACCGGTGATCAATTTCTATCACCTGAATACTTTGCTGTTCAGCCAAAAGTCAATGATTTCCCGGTTATCATGTTGTACTTCATGGGTCGTACTGAGCGCCATCTTGTCTCAAATATGGAACCTGAGAAATGCAGCGGTCTTGTTTGGGTTTATCCAAATAGTTTGCCCCACAACATGTGGCTCACTGATCAAGAAGCTATCGTCCATAGTATGTCTGGTTTGTTTCCTGAGCGGTTCGTAAAATGAAAATGACTCAGGCCCAAATCGATGCTCAGCTTATGGCGCTGGATTTGAAACACGAAAACACGATGACAGAATTTCCGCCGTACATCGTTTATACGGCAGCCTACCCTGACGAGGTAGTTATTGATGGGACTATATCTGTTGATCACCTTAACGACTTGGTCGCGTTGATCAATAACGCACGTGGGCTTGGAGGATAAATGCTACGAACATACGAAGAAGAGAAGCTGCAAGAGCGGGTCAACAAATTGTTGATGTCGTTTGCTTATTTGATGTCTGAACTGCCGGCCTGCACTGCCGATAATCTTGGTGACCCTGTGTTTCCACTGACCAGCGATAAATATAATCGCCTAGGCGAAAAAGTTCCACGCGTCGATAACATACGTCGGATGATTGAGACTTGCCATCAAGAGTTGGAGAACATGGAAGCTCAGCTACGGGAACTTGCGGCTACAGCAACGTCTAACGAACACATTCGTCAGCAGCAAAAAGAAGACCGGTATAAAGAACCTAGAACACGCTTCTTGGATTGGTTCAAATCATGAAAGCAACAGACCTCGATCGAATCGACATAGCATTTCGTAGTTTGTTACATGGTGAGTACAGTGGACTCAGCTTGGTCTTGAACGACTACCTTGAGGCTGGTAGCTATAACCCAGTTACTAAGAAAAGGGACCCGGTAAGGGTCCGTACTGTTGCTGAATCTATGTCACCCGATTGGTACGATCCGCATGATGATAGCTGGATAAACTCCGAAGACACAGCATTGGCGATTAAGCACAATACCTTCTGGCGTCTGGTGTGGTTTCCTGATACTCCGGTTGGTTCTTGTCATCTAGACGGCTATAGCTTGTCCGATGTTATGCGCATCGCACTTGAAGACGAGCTCGACATTGAGTTCGATCCAACTCTTTGGTCCAGTTTCGACACATACCTGCGTGGCTTAATTAAGCCTGGAGATCAAATCTACATTGATCTCAATGACTACAAAACTTGTTATACATCTACAGAGAATCGCGTGGCAGAGATCCTTGAGGATACCTGGGTGTCCCCTGAAGAAAAGGCGTTGGTACTAGCCACTAATACTCTGTGGGAAATAGCCGTCACTCCTGGAACATACAGAGCAAGCACGCTACAAGCTTGTTTTCTCAAACTTGGAGATAGCTAACCTCATGACTACTGACCGGGGTACATTCTGTGTTGTAATCAAAGAGCAGCTTGCGGTTTCGTACTGCCCATTGCCTTCTGGAGTCTGTATGTGGAAACATCGTGTCCATGGAATGTGTACGTACAGTGAGGAATTCAGCAACACTGCGTTCAGTCCCAATGAGTACGCGCTCCATGTAGGACTGTCGCCTATTTCTGGCGACATAGTAAATATACTGAAACGAACGGTAGTAGCCAAAATTAAAGACGAGTTGTCCAAGTAGACAATCTTGCTTGTTTATACCAACCCTACCCCACGACTTAACGTATCCAATCTATAAAACGGAGTTTCACTATGAGCATCAAGAGCATTACAATAGCAGACCTTGAAAAGCAAGGAATGCGGGGTTCGGTATGGGTTATCAACAGCGCGGCAGCAAGCCAGTATGCCCTACAGGGCGAGATCATCATCAACATCCCCAAGGCAAGTGGTACGGGTGCTGATCCACTGAAGATTGCACAGACATGGTTGCCTATTGACGCGGCTGCTAAATTCCCCCGTGAGCGTTTGCTTGACGCTGCTGAGTTTCGTTCGGCAGTCGTGAACGGACTGGTCACCATCATTGCTGAGGATACTGCGGCACGTATCCTACGCAAAGAAGGGGCAACTGAGGAATTGGCAAGACTGCAAAATAAAGACAAACACGTCCGTCAAGCAGGTGCTGCTCGTACCATTGCCGACTCCAACGTCGAGATCAGTGGGCCTGACGGCAAGACTGGCGATCGTGACGACGAAGACAACAAGGTTGAGATGTACGGTGACGACGAAGATAATCTCGGCAAGCAAACGTTGGCCGGCGTTGAAGACAACGATGGATTCAAGCCGTCGTTCCTGATGTTTGTCGACAAGCTGCAAACTGAGAACGACATCTCAGCCCTGAACGCAATCCGAAGCCGTGCCAAATTCACTCGCAAAGAACTGCGACACTTGCGTGATACTTTGCGCAAACATCCGAAGACTGTGCGAGCGTTGAAGGCACGGATCTCGGAGTTCAAACGTGTGACTGCTTAAAGTTTCAAACTTCAAGCTTCCAACTGTGTTGAGGTTCACAACACCCTACACGGAATTACAAAAGGCACGACTTAGCTTAACTGGGAGTCGTGCCTTTTTGTTGTTTGCGAATTGGCCGAATAGCGTTGCCACGTCATGCCCACGATGTCTACCGTGGATCGCTACGGGACCAAAAACGGTCTAGCGTAGGTTTGGCTACTTTGGCTAAATTGTCGTATTTTGGGCTGGTTTTGTCATGTGGTAAAATCGCAACAAAACGTCGTTTTTGGATCCAGCATG